CCACTAAACCATTTATATAATCCACTATTTGTACTCAATGGAATCCATGCACTATCTTTTACATTAGCAATACCCATTACATATGCAAATGCGTAATATGAATCACTTTCACTAAATACACTTTTATTCTTTGTAATTTGTCCTATATTTTTTTCTAATACAGGTCTTGTAAAATATGTAGCAGTACCATTGATATTGGTTTGTGAGATACCTAAAAATGATTTATATGCGTCCGATACTGTAATGATGTTATTCATAAAAGTTTTTCCAGTAGCACCATACATCCAAACTGCCAAACTATCACCCACTTTAACTTCCGTTGTAAATGTTGCTTCTCCACTTGCGTCTAATACTTTTGTTGCAATTGGAGTTCCTGTAAAATTAATAGTACCATTTGATTGTATTGGAAATAATGCAACACTATGTGCAGTAATATCGTATCCTGATGGGTATAAAACTCTTACTTTGAATTGAGATGTGTTACCCGTTACATTTGTTAATGACATTGTACCTGGGTCGGTTGTAATTGGAGTAATGTATGCACTTGCTGCATCTATTGAATATGATAAGTCTAATTTGTGAATATCGGTATATACACCCAAATCTTTGATTGTATATTTTTGAGTAGCAATGTCTCCGTTGATTGATGCATCGGTTCTTTGTACAGTCAATTGTCCAACATTCCAATCTGCGTTAGTTGCGTAACCCCATGGATTTATTAAATATTGTGCATATAAATCTTTAGCCGTAATACTATTTGCCGTACTTGCTGTAAATTTATACGATGTCCAACTTGTATAATATGTTTGTACCGATGTTCCTTGTGAGAATGTGGTTGAAACATATGCCAATGCTTTATTGTTGAATTGATATCTCAACCAAAAATATCTTGGTGTAGTTGTACCTCTTGCAACTGTATACTTTACTGAAATTGTGTCACCAACTTTTAACCCTGTTGTAGGGGTTACTGATTGGTTGATTGTTAATTGTGCGTTTACTGTCAATGTTAATAGAGATAGTATAACTATCCCTATCGTCATAAAGAATTTCTTCATTTTATTTTTCCTCAAATAGTTTGGTGATTAGTCTATCACAACCTTTTTTAAGTGCATTACTTAAACTTGTTTGATTAAAACCACCACCTTCACCAATTATCAATGTACTTATTGATATTTCTGAGGAGGACTCTTCTATTATAACTACTTTGTCTTTCTTTCCTTCTGATTTAAGAATACCTCGTAAACGAATTACAACTTCTTCTTCTCCACTATGGAATACTGATATGTTCTTTTTTGTAGTAAGAACATCTAAAAATATAATTTGAACTGATAATTTGTTTGGTGCCGATGAAGATAAGTTATATCCTTTATCTTGTAGATACTCTTCTAAAATATTCTTAACTCCAAACTCTAATTTACGATTTCCTGCTAACTTACCGATTTTTACTTCGTTTGTTACTGATTCAATTGTTACTTGTTTATCAGCATCATACCAAATGTTTTCCGGTGAATTTTTGAATGTACCATCGATTCTCCATTCAATCCAATTTGCAATATCTCTTGTCATTTCAGATTTACCTGCTAATTCCAAGTAGGTCATAAAACCTGCAAATAAAATTGCACATACAACCCATACAAGCGCTAGACTTAGAAATCCTAGCGCGATTTTTTCGCCAATAGTTTGGCTTAAGTTTAATAACTTCGCTTTCATATATTTACCCCTTTATGCTAATAAATATATAAAAGTCTCGTCTAAACTAAATTTTTAATTTCAATGAAGTTATTAATTTTTTATCAATACCATATTTTTCACACATACCTTTAATTTGTTCTTTGCCTTCTTTGGTTGTGTATAGAATATCTAAGTATTCGTTTGCGTGCTTTGTAGAACACGTATATTCTTTAACTACTAATTCAACTACCCAATCTTCGTAGTCATTTGCTCTCTTACCTTTGATATATTTTAGATAATATTTTTTTGGTGGAATCATATCACTAAAAAATCTATAAAAATATTCGTTGGGTAGTGATTGTACATATGGTTGCACTTCTGCTATCCACTCTATCCAATCAGGATTCATAGATATATACCTTTGAATAATAAAATTACCAAAGGTTTTCTTATCATCATCGGAAATTTTGTCCCAATAGTGTGGGTCTTGATACTCAGTCACAGCAGAGATATGGTCGAACAAACCTAATCTCTTTACTTCTTTATCCGGATTTTTTTTAATTTTTGTCATCTTCGGGTCTTAGTTCTTTTGGTAATAGGTCTTCAAACACTTCACCACATTCAATACATAGATAAATTTCAACAGGAGTGATTTCTGCTTTACCGGTCGAACTTGCTAATGCACTTGATTTTCTAAAGTGTAATCCTGGTGAGAAAAATTGTCCGCCACATTTGCATTCCATTGCAGTTGTTTTACTTAAATCCGGTCCTGCCGAACTTTGTCCTAAATTACTTAAATCCATTGGTTGCATAACTATTTATTTTATCTGATTACCATTAATAAATCCATTTCTCTACATAAGAAATAATCTTTATCTCCTAATTTAATTTTTTGTACACTCATTTCACCCATTGGTAATAATACTTTATCACCTGGTTTTACTGTCATTGGAATTTTAGCCCCACTATGTGTGTAAACACCATCTCCGGTTGAAACTACAACTGCTATTTTATTATCACCCGTCTTAACTGAATCTGGGATAATTATTCCACCAATTGTTTTTTCTTTTGATTCAATTGTTACTAATACTCTGTCGCCTAACGGCTTTGCTAATTCAAAATTCTCTGTCATAATGTTTATTTTATAATGTTAATAATTGCGATGATTGTTGCCATAAAACATATTTCTTTATCTATTACTAAGGCATCTCTAAATTGTCCTTGTGCTAATTCTAAGATTACATTTGCAGTATTACCCGCTGCATAATCATCTAATCTTTCATATAGTGCCGTATAAAGTTCTGCAAAATCATTCACTTTATTATCACCCACTATTTGTCTAATCTGCATATATGCGTTTCTCTTTTCTTCACCACTCGCTAATAAATCTACAATCTTATTTTTAAAATCAGCTTGTAAGATTGTTTGTTTATCTACCTTTAACTCACCTTTAGATGATTGTAGTTGGCAGGTATTCATAACCCTTCTAATATCAGGATAGAAACTACTAATAATATCTGCTACATCTTTAACATCATATCTAATACCTTCTTTATTTAAGATTTCCGTAACATGAACTGCTACTTCTTTCTTTGATGGTGGATTTACTGCAAAAGTTTGACAACGCGATAAAATTGGTTCGATAATTTTTTCATGATAGTTACAGGTTAAGATAAAACGAGTATGCCTACTGAATGTTTCCATTAAATTACGAAGGATTGCCTGTGCATTTGGTGTCATATAATCAAACTCATCTAATATGATAATTTTGAATCCTTTGAACCCTGCTCCACTTGCAAAGTTTTTTACCTTATTTCTTACCGTCTCAACATTGTTCTCATCTGATGCATTGATTATCATCATATCACATTCAATTGTTTGTGCTATGATTTTAGCCAATGTAGTTTTGCCTGTCCCAGCTTTACCATATAAAAGTAAATGCGGAACATCATTATTATCTAAATAGGATTGTACTTTCTCTTTAAGAAGGTCATTACCTATATAATCTTTTAGTGTTTGTGGTCTATATTTTTCTACCCACAATGTGTTTTCCGTTTTTACGGATTCTTTTTCAAAAAAGCTCATTATTTAAAATTTATTTTGTAATCGTTTATTATATTGTCTAAGATACTATTTTCTTCGATATAATCCAAACATTTTTGTCTATTTGTTTCTGCTGCTATTGAACATTTATCTAACATTACATCATATTCATCTTGTTTCATTTCTGAAATACGGATTATATTCTTTGTTAAATTTCTAACTATAAAATCATGATTTTCCCAAATCTCATCATAATTTATACCTAATTCGGTTTCATATGTTTCAAATCCAAAGTGTATTAAAAAATCATATGCCACCTTACTACAAATTATAAATGGTTTACCTATCAATAAATTATCAATTGTTTTTTCAGTAATATTACACCATTCTTTTTCACTCAATCTATATAATCCATTTTGATTAGATTCAAACATAATTTGTATATCGGATGAAAATGTTACATCTATTAGTTTCATTGCCCCAATATGTTCTTGTTGACCGGCAACTAATGTAGTAGTTGGTGCTAAACTTTGTTTCAATCTATCTAATAACTTAAATTCATTTTTGTATTGGTCTAACTTATCTTCGTTATTATATTTTGTTGCAAATTCATACAACTGCTCCATTCTATTTACATAGTAATCGTTTACTCTGAGATTAATATTATCTTTTTGATAATTTTGTAATACTTTTAGTAACTCAACCCTTTCATCTTTTTGAGGAAAGTTTCTAACTGATAAATCTAGTCTATATTCTTTTTTAGTATTCCTAAAAATATCATTACATTGATAGTGTTGTAATACAATTCTATTTGCTATGAATTTTCGTAATATAAATCCAAAATCAAAAAGTTTATTAGGTTCAACAATTCTTAATGTAGTGTAAAAAATACAATTCGGATTACTTCTAACATAATCTATATTATCAAAAATATTATATGGTTCTAAATTTGCCGTATCGAATATATAGTATTTATTATTTGGATTATTTTTAATTGCTTCTGCAATTGTAGATTGTAATCCCATCAAATTTGTAGGAATAATATGATAACCAGGTTCTGATACTAATTCAAACTCTCTATCATGAATGAAAGCACTATCTATGAAAAACTCACGTTGTTCGGTATGTAAGTTTTTTCTTAGTTCATCTCCAATTTCATGTGATGGTTCTAATACTAAAAATCTATAATATAAATCCCACCATTTTGTATTATAAAATAATGCTCTATTGGTTGAACTATCAAATGGTCCATGTAAATAAATCATATTATTTTCCTGTTGAACCGAATCCACCTTCACCTCTTAGTGTATCGGATAATTCTTTTACTTCTAAAAATTGTACCGGTGGATGTGGGATAATTATAATCTGTGCACCTCTATCTCCAATTTCATATTTATTTAAACCTGATTTTTTAAATGTTACTTGTATTTCTCCTCTATATCCACTATCAATTACACCAACCGAATTGCTAAGAACTAAGTCGGTTTTACGAATAGATGAACGAGGAAAAACAAGTCCCATAAATCCTTCAGGTATTTCCATCGATATACCAAATCCATAAGTGATATCGTATTTGTTTTCACCTTTAATATCGGTGATAACTAAATCCATACCAGCATCACCTTCTTTTGCATAGGTTGGTATTACTGCGTTTTCATTTAATTTTTTAATGCGTACTTTCATTATTATGGTTTATAAAATATAAAAATTGGTTCGTATTTGTAAAATGTACCTTCTAATTTCATAGAGTTCTTTACACCACTTAAATCTACACCTGTCATTGGGCTCATTGTCATTCTAAGTTTACCTTTGTATTCCATACCTAAACTTGTAAGTACATCAATACTATCTTGCTCTAAGGTAAACCATTTATCTTTACCCACTTTAATATCTGCGATGTTCCAGCAAATGTATCTATCATTTTTAAGATATTCAAATGCGGTTGTTAGTGTTGGCTTTAAGAAACCATCTCTCCAACTTTCATATGAATTAAACTTTTTAAACGATTGTGATTCATCATCCGAATATCTCTCTCTATCAAAGTATGGTGGTGATGTGAATACAAAATCTAATTGCCCTTTATACTTTTGAAATTTTGGGTCTTCGGATATAACCTCTGAACCTGTTGTAAATATTTCATATGTATTTTGATGTCCCCAAAATGGATTAGCTACACCCGGTACTTGTGTATTAAAGAACTCTGCTAAATATTCATAACGAGTCTTACCTATCTCTGGTATTTGGTTTTCAGTATTAGGGTCATTTCCAATGTAGTGAATATTTCTATCACCCACACTCAATGCTCCTAATATTCTACCACCCCATCCCGCCGAAGGGTCATAGATATTAATCTTATCTTGTCCTTTAATATGCTGAGTAAACCTTTCGTATAAATACTTTGCAGTTAATGGTGGAAAGTTTACCGCCGGTTGAGAACCCATACCAATTCTAAATGCGGCTGTTGCTTCAGGAAATATTCTCTGACCCAATGGGTACACCCTGATTTGAATTGGTTGTTTAGGTAAATCAACTAAGTTATCTATATTCTCACCCCAATCTGCAGTTTTCAAAGATGCGATATGTTTATATTCTAACACACCACTTTTGTATAACACTTTTACTTCCTCTGCTGAAATGGGTAATGATGGTATTCTACTATCTGCTTGCGATAATGCGAATCCTAATCCATTTCCTCTATCTCCACTTTGCCATTTCTCAATCCATTCCTTACCTGTTGCTAAGTGTGAATTATGAAACTCTATATTATCTTTATGTAGGGTTTTAGAGAAACGATACATACCATCTTGTCTCGTCAATCTTCTCATTTGCTTTGTGAATAACTCTAAATAATCATCCGATGAAAAGATTTCGTGAATTGATGGTTTTGGTTTATCATATGTACTACCACCAATTGCAGTTTTGTACATAGCCGGAAAGAATTGATTTACGGGAGTAGCGAATTTATTAAAGTTAAATATAACTTCATTTCCATCATCATCCTTTTCCTCAAACTTAGTTATCTTATAACCTTGTAGTTTAGAAAAGTTCTCAATGATTTCTGCTTCATTAACCCCAATCTTAGGTGGTGCACCAGTCTCATCCCACTGCTTTAATGCAGTTTTCTTAAAGTTGGCTACCCACTTTTCGAAGTCAGGGAATGACATCTCAAGTACTTGCTCATACTTGAGATTCATTTCCGGGTCATAGAACCAATCACTTCTCTCGTAAAAATATTTCTTTTCGTAATTCATTATGCTGATAACTGAACTTCAACTAAATAATACTTACAAACGAAATCATCAATGATGAAACTAATGTGAGCTAATCCTTTTGAAGATACTAACAATTTAGCAGATGTTGCTTCTTTGTTTGCAGTTAAAATCTCTTTCAAATACTTTGCAGAGAATGAAATTGCTTTTACATCAGTTGCATAGTTTTCTACTGCTTTGAATGTAATTCTGTTTGAGTTTACATTAGAGTAACCCATAACAATGTTCAAATTACCTTTCTCAGTTAATACTGTAAATGTATCAACATCACTCAATGCGTTTTTAGCTTTGATGAATTTGTCGATAAACTTACCATCTAAATCGATTTCGATATCAAATGGAGGTAATGATTTTAGTTCAGGTACATTTGGGATAACACTCAAATCTGCTAATTGATAAGCCGCTTTGATATCATCACTACCTAAACCTAATGCGATTGATTTATCCTCAACCTTTTGAACTTCTAAATTAACATCATCACCTAATACCGATAACATTTTGTTTAGATTAGAAGTCGTATAGATACCTAACTCTGCATTTTCAAAGTTAAAGTTATCTAATGTGATTTCACCTAATACGGTTTTGTCATCTGCGATAAACTTTGTTGATAATTTTTGACCATCGGTAGTCCATGTAACCGATTCAACTAATCCAGCTAAATTGTATTTGCTGATAAAGCGTGTAATTCTTGTTTTGTTCATTTTTTTATGTTTTATTATATAATAAAGATACGACTTTTATTCCATTCTACCAAATTTTTAGAAGGAAAAGAATTCCTCTAATTTCTTTGAACTAAATGATGATTTTTCCCACCCTAATGCATTATAGAAATCATCCATTTTATTTTCTAATTCTGCTTCAAATATTTTATCCACATCAATATACTTTTGGATAAACTCCATTATTTCAGGAGGGTCTTGATAACCCTTAAATGCTGCAGTTTCTAAACTTAATGGATTTTGTTTTAGATATACCCACTTAATCTTATCACCATCTCTCATAGGTGCATATTTGAAAGGGCAATTGAAATGTTTAAGTAATCTATTGTAAGTAATACCTGCTTTAATATGTGCAGGTGTTCCTTTCTCAAAATCACCCAATTGTTTATTTTTACCACCTTTATCATATCTACTAATTTCTTTAACTGCCCCACCCTTTGCAATAAGTGCTACATCTAACCCAGCTAATGATAATTTAAACTCTGCTAGTTCAGTATCTACACTTTCATTTGTTTTACCTTGTAGAATATCTCTCAACATTCTCGCCATAAAATCTTGAAATGCTTTTGGAAAAGATGAACGAACTACATCTAATCCTTTTACATCTAACTTATCCATCGGTAAACCATTCGCTGCAACTATCCATTGTGCATATCTTTTTTTTGCAATCCAAATACCTGCTTTACTGATATACTCTTTCTTAATTTCAAATCTATGTTTCTTAATGTTGAAGAACTTATCTGCCATCATATCATAGAACTTATTTAAGAAATCCTGCACCTCACCTGCTATATCATCAATCTTTTCTGTCATTGCAGTATCATCAAACTCTGCCCAATTGGGAAATCTATGTTTAACTAATGGTAGGGCTGAAAAGAATACTGAATCCGTATCAATGTATATGTTATAATCTTCATTAGTACCCAACTCTTTGTTGTACTTAATGTTTACCATCTTTGCCGTATTCTTAATTACCGTTTGTCCCGTAGTGGTTACTGCCGCTGCATTATCCACATCATAAAAACGAAATGCAGGTAATCCTAATACTCCATATAAAGAGTTAAGTAAAATCTTTTGAACCAATTGTCTTTTAGCATAAAATGCGTGTTTTGCAGTATCACCTTCTTTACCATATTTCTTTTCTAATTTACGATATTCTACTCTTTGTTGAAACCACTCATCTAATATATCGGCAATCAATCCAACTTTATCTTGTGTATATAGAACCCCATTAGATGATATTGATAGATTTTCTTCATTCATTTCTTTTCTAAGTTCTTCGGTAGTATAATTAAGTGCAGTATTTTCAATATTCCATACTCTATAATCCCCCTTAACAAATGCTTCCGCATCAAAGTTTGCAATCTTACCCACCTTTGTTTCTGGTGATATATTCAAACTCATAATAATTGATGGATATAGTGATGTTAAATCCAAATCATATAACCAATCGTACTTACCTGGTATCGGGTCTTTTACATATGCTCCAATGAAACCCTGTTCACCACTCTCTTTCAGGGCTTCCATTTGTTCCCTTCTATCTGATGGTTTATTTGGTGCTACTAAGTTTCTTTTCTTTAAATAGTTCAAACACGCTCCCTCTAAATACTTTGATGAATAAATGTAATCCTCATATGGAACGTGTCCAGCGTGACATATACCTCTACATAAATCAATAAATTGTAATTTTCTATCCATCTCTACTACCAACTCAACATCCACAATATTATACTCAATAAACTTTTCTAAATCCTCTTTAAATAAATCATCTAAACTTCCAGCATATTCAACTTTCTCTCTACCTAATTCTTTTTTTGCAATATAATTCAATGTATAAGATGGTGATAATCCATAGTTATAGTTTTTATACAACGTAATATAATCTAATATACTAACTCCCGCAAACGTCCATTTTTTTCTATATGGTGAATAAAACGCATCTCTAATTGGTGATAATCTATACGCATTTTGCTTACCCAATACATTAACTAAACGATTGAATAAATAAGGAATATCAAAGAAATCTATATTCCATCCTGTTAATATTGTAGGATTGATATGTTCGTAAATAGTTAAGAACGCATTAAGTAACTCTCTTTCACTTCTAAATGCCTTAATAATACGATTATCTTTTTTTATTGTATTTTGTAACTTACCTTCTTTATCTAAGACTAATGCATAGTAAGTATTTGTTGGTCCATCGTGCACCGCAATTGCTGTAATTTCATTTTCAGCTTTCTCTACATCCGGCAATCCGCTTTCCATTTCTACCTCAATATCAAAAGTAAGAACCACATGTCCTTCCGATGGTAAATCACTTTCCGAATATAAATCTACTAAGATACGGGTTGTTTCGGGTACATCAGTTTCGTAATAAGCCGGGTCATCCTTTTGGAACTCATAGATTTTAGTAACCTTTGTACCATCTAATGCCGTTGATTGTCCTCGCTCTGCCGGGGCGTATGCGTAATTGAATGTTTTGTATGGAAATGTTTGATACCCTAATTTATCATCCCAAAGATGAACTAAATCCTTTCCTTTTTGTAAGTAGACGTTTTGATACATATGTTATAAAGATACAACAAATTATCCTAACCACAAAATTATTTAATCTTTAATTTGAATTTCTTTCCGGATGGGATTGAATATACTGCAAAGATAGGCGTTACTTGAAATTGTAAATCTCTCATTCTATTTGTATATGATTGCCACATTTGTTTTTCTAAATAAGCAATTGTCATATGTGGCCTATAATCTGTAAATTCGTTTGAGTTTGGTAGTTTGCTTAATAGATGATGTGCTTTTTCTAATCCATCACCAACCGCATCCATTTTTAATACATCATAATTATCACTTTCAAAAACTGAAACATTACTTAGTTGTATATCCCCAAAATGAATCCTATCTAATAATTGTTGAACTATTTGTGGAGTTACGTTAGAATGTAATCCATATAACAAAGTGACGTGGGGTTCTGTTTCTTTACCATACTTACCACTACCATCCTCGTAAATATCTTTATCATCTATAATACCGGTAAGTTGACTTTCATTAAAATCAAAGTATAACATTACACATCCATATTCGTAAGGACCGTTTTTAATTTCTTTAAGTATTTTTCTTAACTTAATCATATTACCTTTTCGAACATATCGTTTATTATTTTTTTATTTTCCATTGTATTTTCAATATCAAATATTAATGCAATTCTATTTTTAGTTCCCAAATTATTTACTTTATGTTTGTTTTGTATACTAAAATGATAAATGTATCCAGGAAACATTACAAATTCATATACTGCACTCATTTCTTCGACATAACTTAATACCAATTCATTTGTTATGATTGGCATTATAAATCGTAATTTATCAGTATCGTTGTCATCTACATGCCAATCTATATTTTTATTAGGTGATTGAAAATGTAGTTTAAAATTTAGTAAAGTGAATATTGAATTAAAGTATTCACGTGCATCTTTGTAGAATGGATGTGATTCTAAAAAATTAGAATCATTTATATAATCATTAACTCCATTGTGGTTAATATGTGATTGTATATAATTACTATTTAATGATTCATTAAATAAATTATTAAATGCTATATTATCGTATTTTAACTTAACTAACATTAACTTACTTTAAAGTCTTCTTTTAATTTTTGTAAAAATAATTGAATACCTTTGTTATGATTTTTTTTCCAATCATTTGCATCACCATTATCCGAAATAAATTTATATGATGTAAAATCAAATCCGTAAATCTTACATACTTTTGCAATTGAATAGGCTTCCATATCACATATAGAACGTTTTGTATTACTTTGAAATGTATCAGTAGTAAAACATACATCACTATTGCCAAATATTAAAGTACCCGCTTCTAATTTAGGATAAATTAAGTCATCAAATGGAGTAATGTATTTTTTTGCAAATTGTTTAGTATCTATATCACCTTGTTGGAATTGTAAACATTTAATAAGTTCACCAATTTTATAATCAGATGAACCCGCTGAACCATAATTAATAACAATAGTTTCGGATGGTGATAACTCTTTTAATATTTCCGTTGCTTTAATTGCTGCATTTACTTTACCAACTCCGGTGTATATAACATCCACTCCCATTGGTTCTAATCCTTTTGGAAACTCACTTGGTAATGCAACAAACAATTTTATTCTCATACTCATAAATATATACTATTTTTGGAACATATCCCATTTTAAAATAACTTCCTCTGTAAACTTTTTATAATTACAACTACTAACATGTCCCGTATGTCCGATTTCTCCAGTTAATAATGCGTTTTCTAATTTAGTCTGACTACCATATTGTTGATATTCCATCCATAGTGGATTGAACTCTATATCCGTACTTTTTATTTGATTTCTGATTGTCCATTCGAATACTCCACCATATTTGTGTAATCCTTCCTCTTCAAAAAACCAACAATATTTATCCCAATCAATTGAATCATATAGATATTTTGCATATGGATAATCATCTACTCTAAGTTTAGTATCATTCCAAGTATTTATAATATCTTTATCTTCAAAAATACCTTTAATCATTTTTTGTTTAGTAGGATATCCACCTGGCATTAAACCATAATCATATTTTAATGAAAATGAATTATGCATAAAGAAACATTTTAATTCAATACCATTTGCTTTACAAAATTGAATTAAATAATCAAAATATTCTAACCATTCTATATATCTACTTTCATCATTATACAATGTTTCTAAATAGGATTGATTATATTGAAATACTCTCGGACTTTCCCTTTCAATTGCAGAATATTTCATATCGGGTATAGCTAAGTTTAACCAATATCCATTTTGGCCTGCATATTCTTTTTCTTTTAAATAATCGTTTACAAAATCACTATGTTTTTCAAATTCAATATAAGGAGTAAGTTCCTTTGAAATAAAATGAGTACGTCTGAAATAAGATGACCATTGTATAATCATACTGATTTCTTTTGGGTCAACTCCGTTTTTTATTAGTTCTTTAGCTTTGTATAATGCAGAACGAACAATCATTGAATTATTATTACCCGGACTACCCATGTTGTATATTTTGAGCTCCGGTAAAATTCTTTGTAACCAATGTGGATAGTACCACATTTGTTTATCATCTCTTAAAAATGTATCATCACTACGATGGTAATTAACCCTTGCCGATGATGTAAATGAACAACCCGATGTAATTAAATATTTCATACTTTTAATTTGCTGTAAGGGATGGATTCGAACCACCACAGGGAGATTCGGAAAGTAACATTGATGCTTGCAAGCTGGTGGTCAACCCCATATTACTTTTCTATTTCTATGTCCCTATCCTCGAGACGAGAGGACATGTCTGCCAAATTTCAACACCTTACAATTTTCGGCTCAAGCTAATATTAGTTTGTAACCTTACGTCTTTATTACTTAAAGTCCATATTTCACCATTATCTAACCCACATAGAAAATATACATAATGTTCTTGTGAGTAATCAATCATAGCAAATGCATAACCATTCATTCCATCACTTAATCTAACTATCGGTATAGTAGGATTTAATTGTAGCATTGTTTGTGTCATACATATAAATATCAACTTTTTTGCGGAGGCTCAGGGATTCGAACCCCAGATACCCTTTCGAGTATGACAGTTTTCAAGACTGTTCCATTCAACCGCTCTGGCAAGCCTCCTATTCTACTAATAGATATGAGCTTCTTCATTTCTGAATGTTTCTCTAAAATCTATTTTACTTTGTCTTCTTCTAGCTTCCTCTGCTTCTCTATACCAACGCATCCAAGTCAATGATACATCAACAGGCGCTAATACCCATGCCATAACCAACACCATAAGTGTATCCATTTCAGGAGAACCACCCGTAGGGTCATTTGAATATCGTTTGTTTAAATTTTTGTATAACTGATAGAAACAATATATAACACATATTACATAATAACTAACTAACATAACTTATTTTTTATAGTTTTAATTTTAATTTTTACCGCTTCTTCGTTTATATGTGGATTTACTTTAATTGTGGTAGTACCAGTCTTCTTATCGTGCATAAACACATAACTATGCACTTCTTTACCTACTAATTTTGCAATATTTTCTTTTGTAATCTCCATTGTTCATTAAATATACAAAAAATAATTTATACTACCAAATTTAGTAAAGTATTTGTGGGAAAGAATGGATTTGAACCAATGACCTTCGCATTATGAGTGCGCTGCTCTAACCATCTGAGCTACATTCCCAGTATCGTTTAATCTAACGATAAAATCTGATATCGTTTCTTTCAACGATAAAAAAATAAGCAGGTGTGGAATCACCTACTTATTTAGTGAATGAGAAACATCTGAATCTCTTTTGGCTATATCACCGAGCCCATAAGGTGCCGGAGGTAGGGTTGGTTACCTACACGATTTCCTTTCGGATTAATCAACTTTTTACAAAGTCACGTCTCAAGGTTTACTACCCAAAGGGAATGCTCTTTCCGCCACTCCGGCATATTTCTTTAATCTTCTTTAGCCAACTCCATTGCTTCAGCCAATTTTAATTTCTCAGCTTCTAATTTGTTTTTTTCATTTTCCCAAAACTTTTGTTTTTCTTCTTGGGATAGAGTTTTCCATTCTTCTAATTTCATAACTATTTGTTTTTTAATAAGGTTGTAATGTCTGTACGGTTTGTGTCCGGGCTTGCCCAAGTTTCCATTTCATACATAGCGTCTGTTCCGTCATTCATTTCTGAATCATTACAATTGTGGAGGATAACGGATTCGAACCGGTGACCCCTTCGGTGCAAGCGAAGTGCTCTAGCCAACTGAGCTAATCCCCCATTGATTTAATATTGTTTTAAATACAATGTTATTGCCTTCCTGATTATAGTGATTTAATAAACCTCTATTAGAGTCAAATAAAAATTCAAAATTTAACATTGGTTGAAATTCATATAAATCTGTCCAGTCAATATTGGTAACATGTAATACTTTATCTGAAACATGTCTTAATAAGGTATCTATTTTTTCACAAAGTAAAGTATGTGTAAAAATTGCATACTCAACATCAAAATAGTTTTCAAAGAACTCTACAATAGATATTAATTTATTATTCTTTTTACTATGCTCCTTAATATCATTATAAATCAAATCACTATTTTTATGTAATTTATCTTTATAATGTACCGGATGTGTTTCAATCGGTATTCTATATGGTGATGTATGTGACAATATTATTCTATCATACTTTGTTAAGTCTACCGATGTTAATTGTTTATATATTTTGTATTCACTACACCCCGCTTGTGCTAGATTTGTAATTTCAAAATAATCACTCAATAAATTTGGCCAACCTTTACCCTCATATTTAACTGTCCAATCTGCAGCAAAACTATCACCACATATCAATAATTTTTCCATATCATATTTCGTAGTCCGTCGTGGAATCGAACCACGAACACCTCATTAGAAGTGAGGAGTTATATCCATTTAACTAACAGACCTCTTTTTTGCGGAAAGTACGGGAATCGAACCCGTCACATCGCCGTGACAAGGCGACATTATACCGATTAACTAACTCTCCAAATAAGATGAGAGATTAACTACGTCTAATTAATCAATGTATCTACTAGCTGCATCACGAGTGACACGTGCTTACGGATGCTCACTTTCATCTACTCTCATCTTTGAGCCCAGAGTCAGATTCGAACTGACGACCTACTCATTACAAATGAGTTGCTCTACCAACTGAGCTATCCAGGCTTATATTGTACTCAGTACGGGATTCGAACCCGTATTACATCCGTGAAAGGGATGTGACCTAACCCTTAGTCGAACTGAGCGTTAAAGGAAAGTAAAAGATGGGTGCGTGGACGATTACTTTTATGATTGGCTTTACTTTGGCTTTTAACCCCCTCACTCTACGATTTCTCATTTTGTTTCCCAATCAACCTTATATGTTAAATATACAATAATTTTCCCTATATACCAAAAAATTACCCTCAAAAAAATTTTCGGACTTTTGGTAAAAAGTGAAAAAAGTACATTTTGTACCGGTAATAGGATTCGAACCTATAATTGTATGGCTTCTAAGACCACTGCGTATGCCAATTCCGCCATACCGGTATTTATGCGGAAAGTGTGAGATTCGAACTCACGGACCTTTAACAGTCGGCAGTTTAGTAAACTGCTGGTTTCAACCACTCACCCAACTTTCCTTTGGGTGTAAGGACGGTATCGAACCGTCTTATCTAGCTCCACAAACTAGCGCTTCACCTTAAAGCTTCAAACACCATTTGAGGTTAGTGTTAGAATCGAACTAACTCCGTAAGATTTGCAGTCCCACCGGCCTCCACGACCTAACTAACCATTTGTAGTTTCAGTAGGATTCGAACCTACACTCTAACATCCGTAGTGTTATGTGATAATCCATTTCACTATGAAACTATTTGCACGCAGTGAAGGAATTGAACCCTCTCCTTTGGTTTTGGAGACCAATTGGCTGCCATAGCCTACCACGCGTTTGTAGGAATAACAAGATTCGAACTTGTGACATCTAACGTATCAGATTAGCACTCTACCAGCTGAGTTATATTCCTATATGTTGGGAATGCAGGATTCGAACCTACGGCCTCTAGCTCCCAAAGCTAGCGCGATACCGGACTACGCTAATTCCCATTTTGTTATCGGACCTGGACTTGAACCAAAACTAATAGAATCAAAATCTATTGTGCTGCCAATTACACCATCCGACAATTTCCAATTTTGTTATCACCATTTCCTGGTGTGCTAATACACTAAACTTCCAGGCGTGTTCCGGATTGGTAACCGTTTGAGCAGATGAGAGGAATCGAACCTCCGTCTCCTACTTGGAAGGAAGGAGTAATGAACCATTATACGACATCTGCATATCAAATAAACAATTGAGGGAAGGGAGAATTACGATATCTCGACCTGATGATTAACAGTCATCTGCTCTGCCGCTGAGCTACCATCCCAAAAACAAAAAACCCCAACTAATTAAAGTCAGGGTTTTCTAAAATTCTTAATATAAATCTAGCCTAACTTTACATATCTCTGCTACCCCAAATCTGATTCGGTGTGCTACAAAGTGTATGTAATGTCAATGCTTTCATTTGTTATAAATATAATCGAATTAAAAAAGTAATCAATCTTCAAAATACGCCACGTCAAGTCATGCTCCGGTTAATACTAGCCTCGATGAATTACTCTGCTATCATTATTGGAATCGAACCAACATTAACCATTATGATAAAATAAAATAGGGATGAGAATACTCCATATTGTGAACCAGCTTTAGAAAGATTATTAGTTCCTTCCGTTTCCACTACCTTTTGAGTAGTACCAATTCAATGTGGATGATTTAAGACTATCAGTCTTTAAGTTGCCGATTACTCTCTACTTAATCATTTTCTTCAAGCCTCGCAGCCTAATTAATTCTTGCGGAATTAGAAACCTTTCGATAGAATCACAGACTTCTTGCGGAAGTATCGTGGCTAAGAACAGCTCTTAACTATGTACACACCTTTCACCTGCAACTGGTAAACACTTAAGCTTAATTTTTAAATTGTAGTTTTTACACCGAAGTAAAAATTGAGTTTTAGTTTATAGAATTATTCAGGTAGTGGTTTACCACTAGCTCCCCCAACTTTTGGTCGAGAGAATACTAAACTACCCGATGCAATATCCCTACTGCGTTATTTTGAGTCATCTTCATTGAGTAGTTTTGGTAAACTAGTTCAAAGGATAGTAACAGCACCACCTGTACACAGTCTTATCTTACGTCCTTTCGGATGGTTTGATGTTAAGACCACTCTGATAATGAATACCGCAATGATGTAGAGGGATTAAGTCTACATTTCTTACTGATATTCTATGGGTTATTCTTATTGGTGTTCCCACCTCAATTAGAGTATCTATAATACCCCAATTATTCTGACTGTTCCGATATAGTGTTACCCTTTCGTACAAAGCCTAAATAATATCCCACTTGCATACTTGAGTTAGTCTCTCCTTACGGGGAAAGTAACCGCAGATGTATCACTTAATACACCCACTTTATCCTTGTTTCCAAGTTTATTTACCGACCATATGCGGCCGTTATTCACTATGTAAGATAAACTTACTATGTGAAATATTTTCAATAATGTAAAGAACTTTTTAGGTGTTACCCTATTGTTTTATAAATATACGATAATTTTTTCAAAGTACCAAATATTTGTAAACTTTTTTTCCTAAGATTGAATACCGAGTATCTTTCATCACCTATAAGTTCCAATCTTATAAATTAAAGATACGATAAGTTTTTCAATCTACCAAATTTCTTTGGGTTTTTTATTTTGTTAGGATATCCGGCTTTCTTCGGTGTCGAACACCTCACTCAATCGGTTTTATTAGTTGATGGCTTCAACCCTAACATTTGTTGCGATGGAAAGATTCGAACTTCCGACCTCTAGGTTATGAGCCTAGCGAGCTACCTCTGCTACTACATCGCGATATTGGTGGAGATGAAGGGAGTCGAACCCTTGTCTTACAAAGTAATCATAATACCAGCATGTCACACGTTTAGAATAAAGTTTTAATCTTACTAACTTTTCAAAAGAATTGAGGCTGTATGGTTAGTACAACGGTCCACCACTTTGTTTTGAAATAACAAAGAAAACGATTTCACATTCTATTTAATTGTCCCATGATGTGTACGGGAGTAATTATGCTGCTACAGCGTAATCGGCACCGATGAAATCCATTAAGGAATCAAAGGTCATAGTTGACATTTCGTCAGTTATTGTTTTGTGCAGTTTTAAAGAGTTTCTAGCACTTACCTCTACGTGTGATACTACAATTCTCATTGCAATCAATTCCAAAGCATCCCCATTATTTCAATGAACTTAATTAAAGATACAACAATTATTTCAATCTACCAAATATTTTAGGAAGTTTGTTATAACTTGCTGATAATCAATCAGTTATATATATTAATATCTTGTAAAACCAATCGTTACCCTTTCATCTTTGGTCTTATCTTGCTGATTATCAATGTTATAAATCTCCGCTAATGTTAATCCTTCTTTAGCTTCGGTTTGTTTATTCAACTTCTTTAACAAAGTTTTAGTATCTTCAAAAGATAACTTACCAAATTTGTGTTCAGCAATCAATCTACCTTTCCTTAATAAAGCACTATCAATTTTTTCTTTATCCATATTGAAAGTTGCTATTATATAGATATTTAGGATATCACCTAATATACCATCACTTAAATTCAATAGATTAGATACACCAACTGAACTACCACTATTTTGTCTATCACCGATTACTTTCTCAGCATCTTCAATAATCAAAACACAATCTTTGTTCTCCATTAAGAAAGGAACAAAATCTGGGTTTACAATACTTTCTGCCATAACAGGTGGTAAAAATAAAACCTTCTTACCTAATTCATGTGCTAAGTATTTTAGATAAGTTGTTTTGCCTGTCCCCGCTAGTCCATGCAATAGAACTAACTTTGCATTATTATCATTCTTACCTTGTATAGTATCAACAATATTATTATGCATATCACTAAAACCTGTTCCATAATTCAAATCTAAATCAATTGTAGGTTTACCCAAATCAAATGCTTCGGTTTCAAATCCGTATGATGTAGATTTCAATAAATGAATCTTACCTTTCATATCCTTCTTAGCAAAATTGTTCAATTCAGGAAATATTTCAAACACCAATGCTAATTCACAAGTTGATTGAATCCATAATTTCAAAGGTGCTTGTTTTGCTTTTAAAATCGCTTCATCATCATCTACCTCGTCACCCGGATATGAATCGTTCCTATTTGAAAATCCAATTAATATTAAATCATCATTATTCACATATTCATATACTGCAGTAATACTATAATCAGTTGGTTCATAGTATGTCCTTTTTTCATGTATACACGTTAATCCTTTCTCTTTCAGATATGGTATAACGCTATCATCAAATATTACATTGTTTGAAAAGTATGCTACATTAATAGATTTACCTGTCTTTTCTGAAATGTATTTCTCCGAAGGAAACTCACTACCATGTGCCGGTGAATATAATTTGTATTGCTCTTTATGTAACATTTATTTAAATTTTATTTTTTAATAATTCTACTATTTCTTTATGTCCTTTTGGTGATGGATGTCCTCTTTCCTCAAACATACCATCATCCTTAAATCCTTTTAGATATTTTGTTAGGTTTATATCTTTAAAACTTTTTGGAATTTGTTTCCATAAATCTACTAACCCAAAGTAATCATCCGTATCATCAAATTGTTTTGCTACTTTTTCAGTATTGATATCTTTATTTAGAACCATAATTTCATCCCCATCATACTCAAAGAATGCATTTACATAAAGATAAGGTATTTTATTTGCTTCACAAAATGATTTAAGAGAAATTATCTGATGAAATACCCTTAGTAATGAAGGAGTTAAGTGTGTTTGATGAATTACATACTTACTATCTGTTAATCTTGTCTCATCAATTGTACCCCATTTATCTTTATGTGTCCATAATCTTTCATTTATAAACACATCACCATCAAAATAATCAAATCTAGTAGGTGCGGTGAATGAAATCAATACAAACATCTCATCTACTTTAACATATCCTAATTCTTCATTGTAAATTGGCTCACCATTAACAAACTTACATAAATCTCGTAAAGTATTTCTATAAATTCTATCATTGGATATACCACTACTTGCTACATTAAAATCTACCAATCCTTTTTCTTTGGCTAACAATGTAGAGAAACGATTAGTTCTATCTTTTAGTTCTGAACCCCAACTAACTGAATCCCCATTTGTATATAATACTTTCATTTGTATTTAGTTTTTTCTCCATACCCACATTGGTTCACAAAAAGTTTTATCACCCGCTTCTGCTGCTTTTGCTAATGCTTCATCTGTATATCTACTCTCGTCACCCTCTATGATTGCCCCAGCACCTGCACTACCAGGTCTTTTTGCCATTTCCATACCCATACAGCCTAAGTATTCTGCACCCTCTTGTTTCTCAAGGTATTCGTTCATAGGAGTAGTGATTGCTCTATAACCTTTATCCGTTCCTTTTGATGAAGCATATACATCGGCAATGTTTACAATTAGAACACCACCTTTTTTAAGTGTTTTCCAAATCTTTCCTAATGCTTTGTGTAAGAATTGTTCATTCCATTCATCAATCGTTTTATATCTAACCCAACTTTGTGTATCATCATAGGAATACCTTTCAACCGAAAAATAAGGAGGAGAGGTAAAAGCAATATCAAAATAATTATCGTACCCAGCATAGTCGAAATCCTCTGCAGGAGATTCGACAAAATCAGCTCGCTTCTCCACTTCAAAAAATCCATTGTTCTTTTCATAGAATTCTGCTTGTTGTCTATAAATAGGATGGTTTTCTTTACGCGGGTCAATACCTACATAATGCTTTCCAGTTTCACTTGCGTAGAACCCACACATTCTATCACCCCAACCTGCTGCAAAATCTAAAATAGTTTCTGCTTTAAAGTAATCATATAAAGCTTTTGCTACATTTGGTTTAAACTGAGAACAAATATATTTTCTTAATGATAATGCTACTCTTAAACTACCTCTATTAATTTCATCAAACTTTAAAGTATACATTGCACCCATTAGTGTAACCATAAATTCATATGTTCTCCAAGTTCTATCTGGACCAGGAGATACCGTCCCATCTACACCCCATCTATTTGCTTGTTGAAAATAGTTTGATGCCTGGTTTCCGGTATTAACTCGTCTAAAATATAATTGTTTACCTTCTATACCTAATCCAAATCTACTATCACCTGCTTTACGAATAAACCATTCATCATCTTTTAATAATTCGTTCCATCTCGTTTTCTTTAATGCTAAATATTCTTTACGAGCATCATCTTCACTAATTTCTTGATAAGGTAGAGGATATTCCATAGCTAATTTTGCTAAGGATTCACACACATCTGCTTTCTCAAATGTGGTTTGAATATGTTTCCATTGTTCTGCATTAATATGCAAATATGGTTTCATATTTTTAAACTGGTCGAAATAATCTAAATACATATTGTTTCTATGTTTTTGTCTGCAACTAGTCTTAATCTAAAAACTATTCCAGGGATGATACCATCTTTTTTACTTGTCCAAACTATATCTGAATCTTTTACAAATCCATTTCTATAATAAAAGTTAACTGCTTTATCATTATATTTTCTAACTGTCAGAAATAAATTTTCTGCGTATTGTGATTTACAATATTCTATAAACTCAAATAAAATCTTTTTAGCATTTCCATTGTGTTGGTCGATATTTGCAATTTGATGTAAAATAAAATCACCACTTTTTTTATAAGTGGTTGCGTTTCTACTCATCTTACCATGTCCTTTGTATTTACTAAATGTAATTACAACCCCATCTTGCAATATAATATTACCTTTCTTAATATATTTTTCAAGTTTATAACCTTGCTTATATAAGTGTGGAAATATTTCTGGATACAAATCTATAATTGCCATAGCCTGATTTGTGGCTACAATCATTTCATTTGTACCTCGTTCTGCTTTTACAAAGTTAAGCATATTCAAAAAATTTATTTAGGTTTAGAGTGTCTTTATACAAATATAACTCTTTTAGTTTAGATTTCAAAATATCCTTACGGCTTTCTATCAATTCACCCGTCCTTGCTCCCTTTGCAAAAAAAACTTTAGGTCTCCAAAGTAGTTCATCACTAATTTCGCCACTAAAAGCTGCTCTTAAAAGTGGTTTCATATGTCCTTTTTCTTTCTGATATAATGGTGGGATGTTTAAACTATATTCTACAAATGGTCTCCAACTATATGGTGTACGAACTTCAACTGTCCCACCCCACATTATAGATTGATTGGTAGTTAAGAAATTTGTTTTATGCACATCCTCTACTAATTTCCGCCTTGCCTTATCATAATCATCCGGCTTATAATGAAATGCTTGGATGTGACCATAACTTCCCCAAATCTCATCTGATAAATCTCCGCTGAATACTACTTTGAATCCCAACTCGTCTATCTTTTTTCCTAATGCAACTTGAGCAATTGCACTACCTAAGTTTTGCCAACGGTCTTGTTCAATAACATAAAGAGTTTCATCAATTGCATTTATAACATCATCTTCTGTTAATATAATTTCATGTAGTTTTACATTAAATTCTTTAGCTGCAATTCTTGCGTATTTAATATCATCGTTTATTGTATTACCATCACCCATTGATACCACAAACGCTTCTATATCAGGTTTTATTTTAGAAAGTAAGTAGGTTATAATTACACTATCAATACCACCGCTAAGAATTGTACAAATAGGAACATCAGAAACCATTTTTACTTTTACCGCTTCATCTAATTGTTTCCTAATATTTTTAATAATAGTTTCTCTATCATCATTTATAATTTCAGTTGGTAAAGTGTAGTATGTTTTAATACTATTCTCTAATGTTTTATAATTGTATTCTATATAAGTTCCAGGATAAACTGTCTTAACTTGTTTTTCGTATAAATCTGCGGTTGGTAATCCTTTTTTTTCTGATGCGAATACTAACTTACCATCATTATCAATTGCATACCACAAAGGTAATTCACCAACATAATCTCTTACAATAAATGCAGTATTAATTCTACTATCGACTATACAAAAAGAAAACATACCATCCAATTCAATGAATGATTCAACTCCAAATTGTAAGTATGCATTTAAAATTATTTCTGTATCTGATTTTGTTTTTCTAGGGAGTGAAATTTTTTCCTCTAATTTTTTTGTGTAATCACTTTCCCATAACTCACCATTGTACACAATACAAACTGATTTATCGTCATTCCACATTGGTTGATTTGCAGATGACGATAAATCTTGTATTGAAAGGCGGTTGTGTCCGATATAAAAATCATCTACAACATCTACTTGAGAAGCATCTCTGCCTCTATGAATTATTTTATTTAATTGGGTAAAGGTTTGCTCTTTAGATGTAAACCAGTTACCACCTATTATTCCACACATATATAACTAATTTACGAAACTTATTTAATAAAACCTATTATTTTATAGCTTCATTTATAGCATTTACATACGCCATTTTAGAACTCAATCCGGTAAATCTCTCTACCACTTCACCATTTTTTTCTATGATGATTGTTGGAACTGATGTTACATTATATTTTGTAACTTCTTCGTTGTAATCATCCACATCATAATCTTCAAACTTTACATTTGAAAATTGTCCTTTAATCTCGGTCATAACCGGGGCTAATGCTCTGCATGGTCCACACCACACTGCACTAAATTTTTTAACTGTTACCATTTTTTTTGTTTTTAAAATCTTCATATTCTTCTAATAGGGCATCAACTACTGAATGTCTATGATTTACTAATAATGTCATCGATGCCATCTCTTTTACTTTGTTAGCTACCCTAAGTAAAAATCCAAATCCACTTTCTCCTTTTTGTTTTAAATCTACCTGAGCAGTATCGCCACATACTACCATCTTACTTCTAATACCCAGTCTACTTACAATCATTTCCATTTGGTCATGTGTGCAATTCTGAGCTTCATCCACAATTACAAATGCGTCTAAGAAAGTTCTACCTCTCATAAATGCTACCGGCACAATTTCAACTTGTCCGTTGGTTAATATCTCATCTATTTTTTCTCTGTTATAAAGTAGATAGAAGTTCGAATAGATTGGTTGCATCCAAGGTTCCATCTTTTCTCTAAGGTCTCCTGGTAAGAATCCAATTTCTTCTTTACTTACTGTCGGTCTTGTAATAATAATTTTACTAACCGTTTTTTTAAATAACATATCTAATGCAATTTGACAAGCTAAAAGTGTTTTACCACTTCCCGCTTTACCACTTAGGATTGTGATTGCGTTATTTAAAATTTTATCTTTTGCCTCTTTTTGTTCTTCATTCAATTGAATTTGAAACTTAATAGGTCCTTTTTCTTTTTGCTTTTCTTCTTTAATTTTCTCTGTCAATTCTTTATGTTTTGTTGATTGGTTTTCTGCCATAACGTTTCTAATTGAGTATTATCTTTTATATGGTTTGGTTCATACGGACAATGGCGGCACTTATTACCACAGCAATAACCTCTTGCCATATGATACTCTGGAGTAAAAACCACCTTACCTTGTTCCAAATAGTATAACTTTTCATTTTCTTTTTTTAATTTCATCTGTTTGTCCTAATAGGATGGTATATCCCATTAATAATGTTTTGAACTACGCTATCATGTACCATTTACTTAACCTCACACGCACCACCAGCACAAGCTAACTCACCACTTAAATCAGTCATATCTTCGGTTTCAATAACTTTGGATAAATCAACATCGCTTAGTGTTTTAAGTAATTCTTCATATCTTTCTTTAGTACAATCTTCAAATGGTGCTTGAATGTAAGTTCCACCATCGTAAGGCAATACTGAAAGTCCATTATAGAACTCTTTGTTTTCCCACATCCATTCTCCAACTGCTTTCCACTCATGCTCTCTAATAGATATAGTTGCTGATACATTATGAGAATTATTTCCGTTTCTATGACCCGGTTTAATCCACTCGCCATGTACTTTCTTAACTCTCTCTAATAATTGAATTGGAGATTCGGTTCTAAAAATTGCATTATCAGGTGCTTTTTGTGGAATACCAATTACTGCAGTATCATGTGGTCTGAAATATTCATCTTCAATTAATTCAGGATGATTAATTAATAAGTGAGAATACATTGATTCATTCTTACCAACTCTTACTCTACGAATATAGTAATCATTATGCCAAGCGTGAATACCACTACTTGTTCCTAATGTTAATGATGTAGTTCCTGCGGGTTTAACCGTTGTTGTTCTTGCTGAAACATTTATTTTTAATATTTCTGCTACCCTTCTATTTTCTGTCTTAACCACTTTTGCAGATTCTTTCATATCTAATTTCAAAACTGCACCACTACCAATACCAGTCATAGATACACCAATAAGTGCATCCTTTTCAGTTGTTCTTTGCCAAATTGGGCGAAGGTAATGGAAATCAGTATAACCTGCTTGCAATGTTCCGATGAATGATGCTGCTTTTACTCTTGCATTCAAATCGTCTTGGTCTACTACATCACTCACATTCACCTCACATAAATTACAGAATTGGAAAGGTCTTAATGCAATCTCACAACATGGATTAGTTCCCCAATCTTTGTCGTTTGATAAGTAGATACCAGGTTCACCTGCTCCACTTGCTTCAATTCTTTTCCAAAGTTCTAAGAAATATTCTTTTGTAATTTTATGTCTCATTAAAACTGCTGAATTATTTGCTCTACCTCTTTGTGGATTTGTTTCCCACCATGCACCACTCTTACAACTAATCATTTGTTCGTCACTTGCAGAGAACAAACAAATTAATGCTGCTCTACGAATACCACCTGCTAATACTGCATCAGCAATATGACAAACAATATCATGTACTTCAATTGGATTTAATTTATCACCATCTTTTTTAGCATCAAAAATACCGTCAATCTTAATTAAGCATTCTTTTAGGGGTTGAGGACCTGGTGCTTTACCACCACTTGTAATTAATCGTGCACCCTTAGCTCTAATATCTCTAAAATCAAATACTGGCTTTGAACCACCGAAGAAATATGATTTTACTAATACTGAAATTGAATCTGCCCATCCTTCAATAGAATCTCCAATAAGGAATCTTCGTGTCTTATCTGCATTTGGTTTTCTAATTTCAGGTAATGCATCAACATGATGTGATTGTACTGAATATCCTACACCGGTTCCACCTAAAAGTAAGAACATAATTTCAGAAAATACTCTCCAATCATCAATCGGCGCGAATGCACAATTGTAAATTCTATTTGGACTAATTTCAATTGGTTTACCTGCGAACTGCATTGAACGCATTGAAGGTAAAACTTTCTTATCATACACAAACTTATAGTTCTCTCTGATTTCTGCTTCTAAATTTGGATATGTTTTTATATGCATATCCATATTTCTAGTAACCAACTCCTGCCACGTCTCTCTTCTTTTTAATTCTGGTTTGTATTTTGCGTACTTCATGTACACCGTAATTTCTGATAGGATTCTTGTTGAAATGTCCATTGTTTTTTTGTATTTTTTGTAAGATTAATAAATAAAACTTTTTTCGATAAAAGTATGAAATGTACCAATAACTATTAGTATATTCATATATAGATACGACTTTTGAAAGAAAAAAACACACTTTTGATAAGTTTTTTTTTCCACAAGTTATATACTTATTAACCCATATTTTCTATATATTTTTTATGTAAAAGTTTCTTTTCTAAGTTCCCACCATTGTTAGATTCTTTTTGTGTCATCACACCATCTGCCGATAATGGTTCAAATACATCTATTAATCCAATCATAGTATCCATTTTTGCTGGAAATGTTAAACCATCTGCTCCAAATCTATTTTTCATAACGTGGAATCGTGCAGTATTACTTAACTTATCTTTTGCTTTTCTACTTACACTCATAATGAAATCCGATGTCATTACTTTTGCATAAGAATCTGCAATCGAATCGGCTTGTATAACTTCAAAATCAATTGCTGAACGATTGGTTTGTGATGCTGTCCAAATTGGAACACCTAACTCACCACTTAAACCTCTGATTTCTTCGTACACTCCACCTAATTCTGCATAGGTACTATCTCGTTTGTTTACGGGCTTTAATAAATCTGCATAATCAATAATAATTAAATCCGGTTTAAATCCGAATCCTTTGTACTTATCTAAATGTGCTTTAATTGTTTTTGTACTTGCTCCTCTAGGTGGATAATACTTAACCATCAAATTTGCTTTGTGGTTTTTAAGTTTAGCTACTACTTCTTCTTTTCTATCTTTCAATTCGTTAGATGGAATACCCGTCATAATAGTATCGTATCTAGTACCTGCATAGATTTCTGATAATTCTAATGTATAATGCATTACATTGTAACCTTGCCTTACGGCATCGGCTGCTATCTTACATAATACCCAAGTCTTACCAACTCCACTCGGTGCTACGATTACTCCTAATTCACCTGGTCCTAATCCTCCATCCATTAAATCATTGATAGGTTTCCATCCCGTAGGTACTGAATTTCTTTTTGTTTCTTCCATCCTCATCGCAATATCCTTATAGTAATCATGACCTAAATTGTTTTCCATTCCCGCTTTTAATGCGTTTTGAACTACAACTCCTATCTCATCCCAACTCTTTTCGGATTTGATTAGGTCTACTGATTGAAATATTGCGGCTTTTAACTTCTGAAACTTTGAGAACTTAATGAATTCTGTTTTAACAAAATCCATATCTTCACTACCGAATACATCATAGATTTGTTTTATCCTTTCTATGATTTGTTTTTTTTGAGTATCAGTTCCCAATGATGCCAACTTAACTTTGAATACGTCTAATGTTGGTGCGGCGAATTGTTTTGCTTGATAATCTAATATCGATTCTACAATCCACTTATCTTGCTCACTCTCAAAATAATCTTTGTTTGTAATTTCAGAAACTTGATTAAGAAAAGGTAAATCTGATAATAATGCAGCTATCACTTTAGATTGGTATGATTCACCAAATTTTTCTAATGTATCTACTGCGTTCATTATTTACTCTCTTTTTCTTTTGTTTCTTTCTTAGGATTTTTATATTCTTTCCACTCCGATTTAGGAATAAATTTCCATTCACTCGTTGCGTTGTAAGCATCTTTATCACTTACTCTAATAATGTTTCCGGTTTTGTTGCTTTTAAGACACTTCATAGGTTGTTTCCTCCGTGTTTGTTTTTAATTGTTATTTATGTAATTTTGCGAAAGTAGTTTGAATCCAGCTATTAACATCACCAAATGAATTAATAACTTTCATTCCCATTGCTTTCTTTATGAATCCTAATTTATCCAATTTTGCTGAATTATCCAAATATTTTTGGTTAATTGTTAGCTTTTTGTTTGTTGGAATTTCCGGATCGAATAATTGCATCAACTTATAGTTTCTTTCAACTAACTTTTTTTGATTTAATATCTTTTCGTAGATTCCGTTTTGTGCTTTTCGTTCTTCACACAATTCAAACATCGCATCAATTGTAATTTCTTTCGAATCAACAATCTCAGGAAACCGCTTAATGATAGTTTTAAGACCACAACCAGCAATACCATCAATGTTATCGGACTTATCACCATCAAGAGTGCGATAGACCATAAAATTTGCAGGATGTACACCATACTCAGTAATAACCAATTCTTTATCATATAACTTCTTTTTAGTCGGAGAATATACTTTAACTTTATCATTTACTAATTGTAAGAAGTCTTTATCTGCACTCATTATGACCGCACTTTCTTCCTCTTTTAATAATTGTGAGGCAATATAGCCCATAACATCATCTGCTTCGATGCTATCGTATAACATTATTTCCACAGGTAGATACTCTAGTAGTTCGATTAAACCAATCATTTGTCGTTTCATAGATACACCTTCTTCTTCTTTGTTCATCAAATCTGCGTAGGCTCTATTCACTCTAAAACGATTGTTACCTCTATTCTCTTTGTAACCACTATATAAATCCTTTCTACTTTTAGAACCACCCTTACCATCGAATACAATTATACAACGAGTTGCATTATATTCTCTGATAGCATAACCGATACCTTTTAATGTACCTACTATACCACCAATGTGGTCACCATTATCATCCATTGTAGGATTTACTGTCCAGCTTCGTATAAAAGTATTAAGACCATCAACAATTAATACTTTTTCTTTTCCTAATTGCTGATAGTCTTTTTCTACTTCGTTTAGTAACTTTTTATATGTTTCGTTCATAAACCTTTATTTGTTTGTAACCTTATTCAGTATCGATATCCGGTTCAGGCTCTTGCCCTCCGTTATCATATGTAATTTCATCCGGATCGATTCCTTCTTTTTTATATTGTAAGATTGTTGCTTCACAAATCTTTCTATAAATTTGGTCTCTTAACTCATCCTTAACTCCCATCATCTGAATAAAATCTTTAGATTGAAATTTAATAACTTCACCGGTATCAGTGTCAATGTATTCGTACCATGCACCGCCTTGCTTAACTAATTTATTATCTTTCATCACCTTTAACCATCCACCAAAATTATCAATACCTCTATCAAAGAATATATCGAAATCTGCTGAACGTAATGGCGGTCCTAATCTATTCTTAATAACCTGTGCTCTTACTTTGATACCAATAATTCTCTCACCTGCTTTAATCTGCCCCATATTCTTTAAACGAATACGAACCGAAGCGTGGAATGCTAATGCTTTACCACCCGATGTAGTCCAAGGGTCACCAAACATCACACCTAATTTCTGCCTAAGTTGATTAGTAAATACAACGGAGATTTTTTGTCTACCAATTACATTTGTAATCTTTCTCATTGCTTTTGAAATGATAATTGCCTTATCAGTTGCGTAACCATCTTTATCATAATCAGCATCCATCTCCTTTTTAGTTGATGCCGCTGCTACTGAATCGACTACGATTGTAACTAATCTATCCTTATCACCTTTACGAACTTGCTCAATGATTGTATCAATTGTTTCAAAAATATCCTCAACTGTGTCTACTGAAACGTATAATAGTTTGGAAACATCTACTCCAATTGCATCAAAGAACTCTCTACTTACCGCAGTTTCAGTATCAATTAATACTGCTACCCCACCTTGTCTTTGCGTTTCCGCTAACACGTGTGCTGCTAAAAGCGATTTACCACTTTGTTCTAAACCGGTGATTTCGGTAATTCTTCCTACGGGTAATCCCCCATAAGGTCTGTTCGAAATTGCTACGTCTAACATCGCTGTTCCAGTGGAAACCCAACCTGGTACATTGGTTGGGGCTCCATCGGAATCATCATCCAAGAAGAAAGCTACCTTTTGGTCTTTCCACTTTTTGTTAAGACTATCGGCAATTTGATTTGCTAAGTCTACTTTTGCCATAAAAATTATGAATTAAATAAATCATCAAATGCTGCTGCCACATCTACTTTAGGTGCTGGTGCTGCTGTCTCATCATCCCAAGGTAAATCATTTGGTAATGAACCAATACCTACACCTGGAATTTCAGTCAATTGTTCTTCAACTTTCTTTGGTTGAGGAGCTAATGTTTGTTGAGTTACGGAAGGAGTTGGATTTTCTTCTTCAACTGCCGCCGTTGGATTCAACCAATTCTCTAACACAGTCTTTAATTCTGCATAAGATAATTCTGAATAGATGTCTGTAATATCAGTTTGCTCATCTAACAATTTAGCCGCAGTTGCCGGAGTATCATGTAATAACGATACATTTGGTTTTACTCTAATTCGAGTTTCAGGATATGTTTTACCTGCTTCCTCTACTATTTCAATAACAATATCTCTACCATTTGTTTCATCGGTAATATCGCCGTAATCAGGATCAGCTACGATAGCTAAAATCTCTTGATAAACAGTTTTACCAAATCCCCAAAATTTAACACCTTCGTTTTCTTGACCTCTGATTACCACAGGTGCGAAAGTTCTTAATTTAGGCTCCATTTTCTTACCCGCTTTCCAATTCTCAGTATCACCTAATTTCTTAAGTTTTTCTGCGAACTCTAAAATTGGGTCAGGTCTTCCAAAGGAAGCTGGACTCAAATAAGTTTTGTTGTTAATGTTGTAGTGAAATAATAATTCAATGAAAGGATTTTCCTTATTGAATTTGTAAGGTACGATACGAACTTGGTACTTTCCAGGTTTGGTTTTCCACAATGAGTCCGTTTTCTTCGAAGTGTTTTGCAACGAATTAAGACGTTGCTTGATTGCATTAATGTTCATGCTGTTTTGTTTTTAAGTTTTAAAAATTTGTTTTTAAGTTTTAAGATTATCGCGATTTAATCTCACGTATAAATATCGATTTTCTTAATTCCTATACAATAAAGATACGATAATTTATTGAAACTACCAAATTATTTAGAGAGTAATTTTATCCTTCTTTCTAGGTAAAAAACTGCTTTCTTTAAATCCTCTAGTTCCTTTGCTGGGTCCTTCTTTCCGGCCCTTGCTATGTATTTTGCTACATTGAATAGGTATGCATCTTTGTCTAATCCCCATGCTTCACATACTTTAATTACTTCATATGGGTTATCGATACCACCATAATATGCTGGTCCGTTTACTGCTTCTTTTATATCCGACATATAACTTATTTTTTTAATCCGTACTTAATCCATTTATACCAAACTCTTTCATGTAGATAATACTGAATAGGTTTATAAATCAATTCTGCTACTCCAAATGCGGCACCTACTTTAATTGAACCACTTATCAACCACATCAATAAGAATCCAATTAAGGTACTTACAATTCGATATGAGATAGTTTTTGCAATGTGTCTCTTTCTTTCTACTACCATTACTTATCTGCTTCTATGTTGTATACAATTTCATCACCATTTGTATCTATATATTTATTTCTAATTGCAGTACCACTTATTTCTTCAATATCTTTTGGTGGTTCATGATAGATAACATTATATCCAACTGCTCTACCATAGTTTACACTTTCAATATCTGGTATGATTGATAATAAAATTTTATCAAAATTGTTTGTAAAGAATGGTTCGTTTGATAATTCTTTTAAAACCTGTTGTGCGGTTTTAGGATTGTTCACATCTTGTGGAACATCTCTAATTGCCACCCAAACATTTTTACCTTTTTCTAACTGCTGATTAATTAACCATTCATGTCCTTTGTGCCACGTTTGCCATCTTCCGATGAATAATGCGTATTTTTTCATATATCCTAATATACAATTTATTTATTAAATTCCCAAATCTTTACGAAGTTTTTTGAAAGTATCTATTTCTTTTTCATTTGTAGTATCTAAATCAATATAAAATTCAGTAGGTGCTTCGTAGTTAGAAACATGGAAACTTTCTCTACCTCTTTCGTTTGAAGTATGAACATAAATTTCTATTAGGTTATCACCCATTTCTTGTTTGAATTTATCTCTTTGGTCTTTATATGGTGAAACTAATGATACCACTACGTTATAGCCTTTGTGTTGTAAGAACTTAGCCAATGTTTGTGCATTAGTTATATTCTTTCTGCGACCTTCTTCTGAATAATCTTTGTTTTGAAATACATCTCTAATATCATCACCATCAATAGTGATAACTTTATGTATTAAATGAGCTTCCAGCCAATTAGCCATAGTAGTTTTTCCACTACCAGGTTGTCCTGTAAACCAATATATCATAACTATTTATTTTGTCAAATCTATAACATCAAATACTCTAGTGTATATTTTTTTAACACCTTCGGTATTTGTAACCAATATACAATTTCTATATTTTTCCCAATCCACTTCAAACTTATTATCTAATTGTCCACCGGTTGCTTCCATAATAACATTGTTCAATGCATTAATTGTGTATAATGTATTACTTTGTTTTTTTCTATGAACCAAAATAGTTTTTATTTCTAAATTTGGTTGTGTATTTTCTACCACTACATTGTAAGTTATAAACAATTCATTTGGAATGTTTTTGTTTTGAAGAACATAGATGTAGTTATAGGCTAATGTATAATTGCTTTTAATTAATTCTAAGTGATTTTCTACATCTGTTTTTGTACTAAAAGTACAAAGTAATTGTGTCTTCATTTATTTTATTTTCCTAATCTAATGAAATAATATGTGATGAATTTGGATTATTCATTGCTAATGACATACATCCTTTTGGTCCATTTTGTACATTTGCAGTTGCTGCAATTCCTGGATCATAACTCCAACTCATTCCACATTTATTTAACAATTGATTCTTTTTGAAATTACCTTTACCATCAAATAATTCTCTACTATTTTTAAATAAAGTATATTTTAAATCTTTATTATAAATTTGCTCTACTGCTGCCCCCATTCTTGCCCATAAACTAACCATTCTTTTATATTTATCTTTTCCTTTTTTATCTAAACAATTCCCCGCTCCTTTTTTATCAACCTTACCTGCAATTAAATCACCTTGATGTTGACCTTCTTTTCTAATTTTAAATGCTTCTTCTTTAGAAATGATACCACTTTTAACTGCATCATCTATATATGATTCAATCATTTTTTCTTGTTTATCAATTTCCTTATCGTCTGGTAATTGATTTATAATATCTTCGTATTCTCCTAATTTTTTACTTTGTTCTTCTTTTGATAATTTAGTCCATCGTTTACTTGCTTCTTTTTTAGCATATTCGGTTGCTTCTTCTTCTGTTTTACCTACCTTAATTGCTGCTTTATAATCTTTATCAAATCCTTCTAATCTTGGATTTTGTTTTGCAAACCTATCTTTATTTCTAAATGCAAATGTGTAAGTATTCATCATTTCCAATGTTCTATCTTTTGTTTTAAATTTACCATCTTTACCACCAAAAAATTCAGATTGTAAAACCCTCTCAATACCACTACTTGCACCACCTTCTAAAAATTTTTCAGATACGCCGCCTGTAAATACTAAACTTTCAATAATGTTAGATACTTTACCTGTTATTTGTTCTGCTAAATCTTTTCCTTGTGTATTTTGTTTTAAAATATCTCTAGGTGCAAATACTATAATGTCTGAAATTTGAAATGTACTATCTGCTGGTAAATATGCTTCATATCCTTGTCCTAAATACGCCGAATATCGTAGTACCTCAACAAAATCAGGAACACCTTGTCTAAATGATGGACTCTTTACCATAAGTTCCATTAAATGCTCTATCTTACCAACATACTCATCTCTTAATTTTTTTTGTTGCTCCGGTGGTAATTTATCAAAATTTGGAGTTTCGTATGGAGATTTTGTATCATTATAAAATTTTAATATTTGAGCTTCTTCTGGTCTTAGTTGACCTTTATTTGCTTTTCTAAAAAAAGATTCAAATTTCTTAATACTTTTTTCTTTTACATTTTTTAAAATAGTATTTCTACCTTCGTTTGTTGTAGGCTCAGCTCCCCAATCAATCATTTTTATATTATTACCACCTTTTGAAAAATAATCAACTACACCATTGTTTTGTTCCGCTGCTATTATTAATTTATCTGCTTGTTTATTTGCTTCTTCCGCAGACATCTTCTGGTTTTTGATAAATGATTTAACCAATTCATCTCTTTTTGGTAGATTTACTTTTTCTATCTTTTGTCCATTTCCGAATTGAAATGAATTACCATCGTGTTTAATTGGAGTATCAACACTATTTGGATTAATACTCATTGCAGTAACACCTTTCTTTGGAACTGGTGGAGTTGCTGGTCCTGAACTAGAGTTCCCATCATTACTATTTCCAAAATTATTCTTTCCGTATTGAACTAATTTATCTAAGTTTTTATTACCAACTTTAACTTTAATATGTTTAGTTGCTTTTCCTGGAGGATATACAATATAAACCGCCGCATCTGTTGGATTATCTTTAACTCTCAAATAATTTGCTGAAATTTGTTTTTCTTTTGCATTTAAGTTTTGACCATTTAATGTCTTTGTTAATGCTGTTATAATTCCTACGCCATCTTTTGTAGGTATTCCTCCGGCTTTGATTATCTTAGCCAATTCTTTATTTGCTGCACTAATAGTAGCTTTTGCTAATTTAGGGTCATCAATAATTGGACCTGATTTAGTTGATTTTTGTTGTGGTGCTACTTTAGAATTTGGTTTTTCTTGTGGTTTTTGCTTAGCATAGTATTGTGGTTCTTCCGGATTAGGGTCATCAATCATATCCACATTTTTTTCACTATAACCAGCCCCTTTTAACATTGCAGCTGCTGCGTGATATGCCGACCTTGCTCCACTACCTTTTTGGTCTTTATAATTTAATGCTGATGCTACGGTTACATCTCTACCTGTATCTGCATTTTTTACTTTCTTTTTTAAAATTGCTGCTAACTTAGGGTCAGTACCATCTTTCTTGGGTGCTTCTAATGTAAATTTCTTTGGTGATAAACTTATAGCTTCCATTAATTCAATATCTGTAAATGTTTCTGCACCGAATTGTTCTAATACTGAACGTAAGTGTTCTAATTGTTCTTTGTTATCAAAGTTTGGAATTGGATATGTAACACAAAATTCTGTTAAAACATCATCAATAATTTCACTAAGATTTTCTAAATTAAAGTTCATCATAATTTTTACCGGTGGTTGTTTTTATTTGATATCTACCATGTCCACCTTTTAATATAGGTATTATATCACTATATAAATATTGTTTTTCTGTCGGATAAACATCAAATACAAATGCATCGTAAGTATATAATATCAATTTTGTTTGTTTTCCTTCTAATTTCTCTTTTATTTTCAATATTTTTGTTATATTTCTTTCGGTTTCGTATGCCTGAATATAATAATTAAGCACTTTTGCAGGAGTTATAGGTTCTAATCTTTCAATACCAAACTGAATATGGTATGAATGTGTAAATATTGCTTTATTTTTTACAATTGTTTCAGATAATAAATCAGTAAGGTGTTGTATCTCTTTAAAATATTGAATATCTAATAACTCACTTCTAATCCCACCATATAAATTTTGGAATATTAAAAGTTTTACTTCGTTTCTATCATCAATACCGATTTGATTACCAATCCATGTGTAAAAATCTAACCCACTACCATAGAAATCTTTAATCCATTGCATTTCTTTTACATCTGCTTTTGAATTAAGTTTCATTTGATAAATAATATCCATCAATAATCTAGGATGATACGCTTCATAATCACAACTAATCAATTCACCACCTTCAAATCTACTTATAAATGCTTTTCTTTCACCGGTATCCTTTTTAAGTGCAGCATAGTTTACACCACCATATCGGTTCGATGGTCGGAGTGTAGATGTCATTAGGTTATATTGAGTATAAACCATATTATCCTTCGTTAAATGAACTGGATTGTACGTTAAAACGTAATCCCCATCTACCTTTAATCCACTACTTTCAATATAACTAAATGCCTTTGTTGCATCATCTATATATTTAATTGAATTTTTGTTTACGTTAAGTGAAAACTTAGAAACATATTGTTGTATAAGTTCTATTTGTTTAACCATTGGAATACTATCATTCAAAAATGGTTCACCTTTAAACTTTGATTTGTAAAATTGATTTAATTGATTGTCGCTCAATTCAATATCATGATAACCATACTCAATAAATTTAGCTAAATCTACATCAAATCCTTTAGTAAAATTTAATATTTGTGAAATTGATTTGTAATTAAAAATTAACTGAGGATGTTGTGTATCTAATAATTGCCCCAATGCTTCTATTTTAATTCCTAATCCATCACCATTGTTTACATTTATAACCCACTCATTGGTTTTTGATTTAATATAGATAAATGATATACGATTGTTCATCACATGCTTTTCTTCATCTGATAATCTAACGTATATTAAATTAGTGTGTTTTCTATATTCTATTAAGAAACTTTCAAAATCAAATTTATCTTCTACAAATACCATATATCCAAAGATAATACATTTTGGTTATAATACAAAATAAAAAGGAGAGTAATTAAACTCTCCTTTCGTTTGTGATTAGAAACCACCGTAATTTTTTTCATCAGATTCTGTCCAATGTTTCGCTTTTAAAGCGTGTAAATCAATTGGTTCTCGTTTCATATGCCCACCTTTGTTAAAGTTTGCACCCTTTTTTAAGTAACCCCCCAAAAAGTTCCTACGGAATCGATTTGAGGTATTTGCCTCCGAACCATGAATGTTGTGTGAATGTAACAAAACTACTTGACCCTTTCTGCAATGTCCTTCGATTTTTCTAAAGTCATGTCCTTCGGGCATAACACACGGTTTACCTCTTTCATTTCTCCAAAAAGTAGGATTGGTTTTTGTTCTTTCCTCGTCTACTTCAATTGGTAAAATTGGTAATCTATGCGAACCTTCGTAAACCCACACTGCTCCGTTTTCAGGATCGTGATTATCTAATGCCAAAGAAGTGTTGATGATTTCGTTGTGTTTACAACCTGTGTAAAATGCATTTTGATGCTGGTCTCTACCTAATTGTCCAGGTGGTTTAAAGTAACACCACGTTTGCATTCCTTCTGCTTCCCCTTCCATTAAATATTCTACTGCTTCCAAAACTTTTGGATGACAAAATAGTTTTTCTAATTTAGCTGAAATTTTATGTGGATATGAAAACGGGTCCCAATCTCCCCACTCTTTACCATCTTCGGTAGTAGTGCCGATTCTTTGTTGACGAAGTGTTTCTAACTCTGCGTTAATTTCATCACACTCTTCTTCTGTTAATAAATCTAATATTGTGAATCCTTTGTATCTCCAATCAAATGTAATTTGTTGAACTTCTTCTTCACTAAGATGTTTTAATTTTGCCATATAACTTGTTTTATTTATTATAAATATAATCTATTATTTTTTACTAACCAAATAATAATATGACTTTTATCAGATTTTTGAAAATAGGGTAAGATTTTTTAAATAGGTATCTAAATTAGAAATATCTAATTTTCCTAAATTAATTGATTTTCTATTTGCAGTTTCTATTTCGTATTGTTCACCACTTATTTTCCATCTAATACGTGTTATTATGAATAATGGGTCATTTTTATATTTTGTGTGTGTATCTATATTAATTTCAAATATAGTTCCATTCACTTCGTTTCGTTTTCTAATAAAGTATCTATAAATAAATCCAATCTGATAATCCCTTTCTATTAACTTTGGTTCGTAGGGTGATAATACAGGTTGTTTATACACCTTTTTTTTATTTATAGTATTATATCTATCTATTATAGTTTGATTAATTTGCATTATTCCCCTCCTCTTTTTACTCTAAATCTTAATTCAACATCTATTTCCCATTTTGAATCATCTATTTTTTGAGTGATATCAGTTATTTGCCAATATCCTTTATCAGGTGTCAACCAAGGTATTTCATTTATTTTTACACTTTTACCAATTACAAATCCACCCACACCCAATGTTGTAAATGTTAATTTAGTTGGTAACAATACATCCGATGCTTTCCCTCCACTCTCTGGGAAATATAAATTCTTTACTATACCTGCATCTTTTACTACTACAAAATAACTACTTTCACTACCACTATAATAAGGTGCTGTATTTAATTTAACTCTAAGTTCTCCGGGTGCATTTAACATTCCCGAAAGTGCTGCCATTGCTTGTTGTGCCACATATGCCGCACCATCTGCAACCGCACCAACCGCTCCTTTTACACCATCTACCGCCGCGTTCCACTTTAAAGCTACTTTGTCACTAAACGTTAATTCTGCCGGGGCTGCTGGTGTACCACTATTTTCAGTTGCTGCACCATGTGCTGGTTTATAGTTCGCCGCCGGAGTTTTTAATGCACCAGTTACTGCATCAGGTGCTGATGTTTTAAATAGAAAATCTCCTACTGGATGAGTTGATGATTGTACTTTTGATGTTTTACCCTCATCACCTAGCATTGCTTGCCCCGCTACTTCCTTTGGCATATCTGCATTTAAATCTATATTTGTAATTGTAGAGGATTCAGAAAATAAATTCAATGAAGGAATTGCATCATTTTCATTTGATAAATTATAATCAACAATTGTATATTGCATAAATCCATGAGGTCCTTCTATATCTCTTAAGCCAAGATTCCATAATCCAGCACCTGCTACATTCAATTCTGCAATAATTTTTTCTAAAAACTCTTTATTGTTGTCAATCCCTCTTGCTGCTTCTTTTAAAAAATCTGCTGATAAAAATAAATTTCGTATATGACCATGTTCATTTCCTTTTAATGTCACCCCACTATATAATGTAGTATCAGTTGGTGTTGGAAATTGAAATGGTTCTGCTAAATTAAATGGACCAAATGTTATTGGATTTGCGGTATCTAATCTTACTGTTTTTATAGTTGATTCACCAAATGTTATAGTTTTAGTATCATCTGTTTTGGGTATTTGTGCAGCTGGTATAATTACATTTTCTGAACAACTAATCATCATAGGTCTAGCACATGCAACTGCATCATCAATTTGAACATCTACTGGCATTCCACCATTCATTGTACTATCTTTTCCTTTATTACATACAGTTTTTATAACAAATCCAAGTTGCATATATGCCGAGTCAGTATTTCCATATGTCCAATCTAAAATTTCAGTTTCAATGTTTATTGTATATCCTTTTAATGCAGTAAAAATAGCAGCATCACTTGTATCTGGATCTATTTTGGCTGCTTGTGTTGCCATAATAGTTGCTTTTGCTTTTTTATCATCTGAACTATCTGCTACTGATTCATTTTTTTTACTTAATGCCAAAAACGCCGGAACATCTGATGGTGATGATAATTCTACTTGAACATCTACTGTAAGATTTGCATTTACTTTAATATCAAAATTAGTTAGTATTCCAGCAAAAATATCAAAATCTTGTCCTGTTACAAATTTATTATGTTGTAGTATGTTTATTGCGTTAAGTGCCGTATCCATTCCCGATGCTACATTTACTTGCTTTCCACTTCTACCTTTTGCCCATCCCCACACTAATAATTGTGTTTTTCCAATAAACATAAATCCTCTATTTGCCTTAACCTCATCCATATCGGAAAATTGGATTGTAGCGGTTGCCATTTTAATAGCACCCATATTACCGGTTGTCTTTACCTCAATTGATTTTAGCATTGGAGGTATTTTTTTAACAAGACCATTTACATTTTTTGAAATATTAAATTTTGTATATGACGCATTACCAATAATACCATCAACATTATTTTCTCCCATAAAACATTGTAAAAATGCAAATGCTTTAGTACCCGAAAATAAAGTTTTATCAGTATTAGTAATTGCTTTAACAATACTATCCTCTAGTCCTGATACAAATGGAAACCTACTCATTATTTAATTGAATTTTTAAGTTCTGCTGCTTCTTGTGTACTTGGTATTCTAAGTTTAATACCACCTTGCATCGTTAAATCAATATCAGTTAGGTTATTTTTTAATGCAATAACCCACCACATTGTACTATCACTATAATATTCATTTGCTAATAAATCTAATCTATCACCCATTGTAGTTAATATAACAATATCAGTATCGGTTGGTTCTACATATGATAATAATGTAGAATCATATACTTTACCTTTGCCTGTTTTTAATATTGTTTTTATATTTTCGTATCTATTATCCATTACTATGCTTTTAATGTATTATAAAATGAATAATTAGCTTCACCATTTGTAACTACTTTAAATGATATACTAATTGAACATATCATTGGTGCTTGTGACCCTTTTGTAATTTCCCATGGGGTTGCATCATCTACACTCATTGTTATATCACTTAAAAATCCTTGCGCTGATATTAAATCACCAATTTCTAAACCAATAATTCTACCAAATACACCCTTTACACTATTAGTTGTTTTTCCTTTTGTATATAAAGATAACGATTCCACTTTTTTCCATATTTGGTCTAATTGTGTTTTGTTTTCTGCATATAATTTTAAATCAAATGATATATCTCTTTCCCAAACGTTAAATAAATAAAAATTAACACCTGAACCAATTGGTTTTACACTATCCCAACTTGCTGCACTTTTGTCTGATAAGTTTGTTATAGTTGATAAAAAATTAATTCCACCTATATTCACCTTAACTATGCCATCTTCTACATTATCTTTTAATACATCTCGTTTGCTATGTAAATATGGATTTATATTTAAAGAAGTGTTAGTTTGTGTTTGAAGTGCTGTATTTAAAAAATTAGTATCGTTATCTGTTATTGTTTTAACGTTATCACTAAACTTAGCATCTTTGGTATTCCACCTAGCAACCGTATCCATTTGTCCTATTGTTCTAAATGGATACTTATATTCTTCTGGTTTTTTAGTATCAATATCTACTGCTATAAATGCATTTCCAAATAGTTGTCCTACCTGGGTTTCTACATTTTGAGCACCCATTCCTTTTATTAATTTAGATTCACCTAAATCAGCTATACCACCATCTATGAATCTACTTTGTTCATCGGTAGTTAATGTATTTATTTTTAATTCACTTTTTGTATATATGTAATCTTCACCACCTTTAATGTTTCCAATAAATTTGTTACTACCATTATCCGTTTTTACATCAAACGTATAATCATTTTTACCTTTAACTATTTTTATTAAATTAGTTGTATTTGCACCAAAGTTTTGAGATAAGGTAGCCGTTATATCTAATGTAGTATCTGTTCCAAGATATAAACTATTTCCTGTTGTATTTACTTTAGAATAATTGTATGCATTTCCGTTTTTTCCATCACTTGCTTCCCATAGATTAAATGATGGTACAAACCCATCTAAATTACCTTCTAATCTTTTATAGTTTGATTTATAAAAATCATTTAATCTATTTGATGTTCCTTTAATTAACCCATCTTGTGTAGGATTGTTAGATAATCTAGTAACTTTTATTTTACTTTGTTCTTTTCCTAATTCATATCCCGCTCCAAATGTTCCACCCAATACACCTGGTCTATTTGTAAATTGACTTTGATTTACTGCAATCCTGTCGGTTACACCCGATTGAAATGCGAAAGTTGATGGAAAATTATCAGGTTGTAATTCCCCTAATGGTGCTTTAACCGCTGGTAATTTTTTCTTTTTTAGTGAAAATTTCTTTTTATTAATTAATGCATCTAAACCAGCTGCTGCTACTTTAGTTGCACCACCAATTGCTGCACTAACTGCTACATTTTTTAAATTTTGTCCTAAGTTTTTTAAACTAGTATTATCTTTTAAAAAATTTCCTAATGCTCCTTTATCGTTTCTTATTCTACCATATAATAAATCAGTATATAAACTAGTTACCATATGCTCAGGTTCAAATTCACTTGTACCTGTATATAAATCTCCTGGTAATTTTGGATTTGTTAATTGAGAAATAGCACCGCCTACTACACCACCCACAATAGGAATTTTTGATGCTAAGTTTGATGCTACTTTTACTGCTGCTTTTTTTATTTTTTTAGTATCTACTTGTCCTTGACTCATTATACGAACAATATCTGCTCCATATAATTTAGGAGTTGCTTTTAACCAAGCTTTAGATTGTTTTATATTAGTATCAAACGCACTACTCGGGTCAGGATTAAGCATATTATCCGTTTGTTTATTTGGATTTAAGCTAGGTTCAAACGGAAATGTTTGTAATAATTCTAATAATGATTTTCCCATTAGTATTTAGTTCCTCCTGAATCACCTCTACGTGCTGCTCCATCATTTGAAGCGGCTGTTATTTTTTTACTATCCATATTAATTGCTGGTGCTCCGCCTACTTTACTATCTATTGATTTCAAAATTGCTATCATTTCATCGTTACTACCTCCACCTTCGCCACCACCTCCGATTAATCCACCAGCCACTGCACCTAATGCACCTAATGCTAATAATACGGGTAATGCTATCATACCCATTGTTCCTAACATCATTAACGATAATGATAATGCCATAATTGCTGCTGCTAATCCAAATATAGGTAATATCATACTAATTAATGGTCCTAAATTTTCTGCTAATTGTGGTAATACTGCAACCATAGAACTTATTCCATCCATTGCTAATTTAATACCCATACCCACCATCATTACACCTGCACCAAAAAATGCAAATGCTAATCCTAATCCCATTAATATTGCAACTCCTATTCCTGCCAATGGTGCCGCTCCACCCAATGCAGTTAATCCAGCCGTTAATGCTCCAAATCCTAATGTAATTAATGGTGCCATGGCTCCCATTAATGCTAAAACTGCCAATCCAGGTAACATAGCTATAAGTGCTATTGATGTTACTAATAAAGAAAACGCTCCTAATAATACATTACCTGTACCCATTGCACCTAATCCTAATGCTATATTTTCAAATCCCATTAATACATTTCCAAAATTCATTTTACCCATAAAAAATAATGTAGGTAATCCAGGTAGTAATCCTAATAATCCGATACCTACTGGAATTAATGCTAATGCACCTAATACTACTTTTCCACTTGCAAATGATTTTAAACCAGCTGCAATATTTTCTGCTTTTGTTTTAAACGCAGAACCATCGTCTCCTTTTGCTGCTTCGTTTGCCCCCTCTGTTACTTTTTCTGGATTTACTTTATCTTTAATACTATCTACAACCGCATCTTTCTTTTCCGCTACCATTTCTTCGGCCTTACCACTAAAATCAACTTTATCCATTAATTTATCTTTAAGCCCACCTGCCTTTTCTGCTATATAATCTTTTGCTTTTCCTGCTACACCACCTATTGCTGAACCTACTTTTGAATTTGCAATTGCTCCGCCAAATTGTTTTAGTTTACCTATTATTTTACTAGGTGCTATCATTGCAAATAGATTTTTTAACATTTGCTTTGTTCCTCTTGCCATTCCACCAATTGATGTTCCCATTGCAGACAATCCTTTATTCAATTCTCCTGCCCCAATTATCAATCCACCCATTCCTTTGAATATTTTACCAGTTAGGCTATTGCCCATATTCTGTAATATCTCAGATGTTTGACTATATATTTGATTACCCACACCATGCATACCATTTAAGGTTTCTTCATGTGCTACCATTTGTTGCATTTCTGCATTTGAAACACCAATTGCTTTAGCAGTTGCTGCTCTTTGATATGGGTCCATTGCATTGTAAGCAGCAATACCTCCCGCTGCTTCTAACCCTTCTTTCAATGCACCTGCTATATCTCCATTATATGCTAATTCTCTTGCTTTACTAAGGTTCATATCTCTACCTAATAAAACCGATGCTTCCATTTCATCTTGTACTGATGATTGGTAATCTAATAAATGGTCTGCTACTTTTGCTGCCGTTCCTAATCCTACTCCTAATTTTGCGGCTGCTACTGCTGCATCACCAATGTTTTTTCCACCATCTTTACTATATAATGCAAAGAATTCTGCATTATCTGCCACATCTTGCATTACTTGAGTTGGTGCTACCCCATTTGCCATTGCCAATTGCTTAACATATTCGCCTGTATTTTTACCGGTCTCATAACTTTTTCCACTTAATTCACCAAACGCCGTAGACATGAATGCTGCTTGTTTTCCACTTAAACCATAATTAGCTGCTAATAAACCTGCATCTACTGCCATTGCAGTTGTTAGATGATGTGAATCACCCAAATCTTTAGCTAAATCCAACGCAGCCTCACCCGCTTCTTCACCTAATATTGCACCAACCAATCCTACTTGTGTTTTAAGCCCTATCATTTGTGTCATTCCAACACCAATCTTTTTACCCATCTCCCCAAAATGTTCTGCTACTTCTGATGCACCAAATGCTATTAAAGATAGTGCACCTTGCCACCCACTAAATAACATAGTAACGCCACTTCTTATTTTTAATAATGTTTTTTGTATACTTTCTAACTCTTCATGTAGTTCTTCTTGTACGTGCTTTTGCAATTTAGATTGAGACGATATTTTGTCTGCTATATTTAATTCGTCTTGTTTACCTTGTATTGTTTCTTGTAGTATATCTAATGATTCTTGTGAATATGTACCTGCTTTTTGCATTTGAGCAAGTTGTTGTTGGTGAGCTGCTATTTCATCATTAATTCTAGATTTTAATATTGCTCTTTTTTCTACATCATCAGAGGTTAATCCCGCTAATTCGGCTGCTTTAGTGCTAATAGATGCCATTCCATCTGAGAATTTGGAAATTTGATTTAATGCTCCTTGTCTTTGTTTAACAGTAAGTGTTTCGTTTGCTGCAATAGATGATGATACATCTTTTAATCTAACACTTTTTAATGCAATTGCTTGTAATTCTTCTTTGCTATGTTTATATATTTCACTTAAACTACCCCACGAATCAACTTGAGATTCTGCATTTCGTTTGATATTATCTTGTGTAGTATCTAATTGTTTTGCTACTGCATATAATTCATTTGCTTTTTGAACTGTTTTACTATATGCTGCCTGTATTCTACCTAATCGTTTTTCATCCTCTGCCGATATTTTACCTTTTTTAGATAATAATTTATTTTCTTCTTCATGTAACTTATTTCTTTGTTCTTGATTTTTGACATATTCAGCCTGCAATTTGGCATCCCTACTTGCTAAAGTAAAATCAGTTTTAGATTCTTTTGTTTTACCGAATGTATCTTTTTTTAGTCCCATTAAAATAAATTGTATTAATATCTACCCGATTCTAAATCTTTTCTGATTTGTTTACTATCTTCAACGTATTTTGCCAAACGTGCTTTTAAACCTTTATCTATATCTGATTTGCGAATTTGTCTCATCGCTTCATCTTCTTGGTTTTTGTAAATTCTATTAAAAATGTTATTAACCCAATTGTCAATAATGTTTTCACTTATTTTTATCTCTGCCATAATCTATATAGTTTAATTATAAATATCATATAAAACAAAAAGTTAGGAGTTTTTTATCTTCTCCTAACTTTACTATTTGCTTTTTGTATTTGTTCGTTTTCTTTCTTTTTTATATCAATTAACATATTTGCATACATTCGTCTGATATGTAGTGGTAAATTGTATACATCACTAAATGTAAATCCTCCACCATGAAATACCAAGAAAAATAATTCTTCGTATAATCCTTTTTTATAATCCGGTGGCAGGGTAAAAAAAGTTGATTCCAAAAGGAATATCAAGTGCCTCCGTTTCACCCGTCAAATCCGATATGAACTCAAATTTCATATTTAAATCCGGAGATATACTTTTTACATATGCTCTAAATGCTTGAATATCTTTTGCTAAGAATTGATTAACTACCCAATTGTTTACATATCCTCTATCTGAATTGTCGTTAACAGATAGTATCATATATTTTAATCTAGTTGTAACTTCCGATGAATTGGTTTTTCCCTTTGTTAATCTTGCTAATGCATTGATTTCATTGGTAATATCTTTTTCATCTTTGTGAGTTAATAACTTAAATATGATTTTAGTTTGAGATGGTAATACAAATGCGTATCTATTCTCAGTATTTAATACAGAATAGTCAATATCTTTAGTTTGAATCTTTGTTAAATCAATTGATACTTTTTGTTTTTCACCACTAAAAGGGTCTGTAATTTCTACATCATATTCAGGACCATATCCTAATACTCTTGCTGCTAAATAAACTGCATTTTTATCACCCGTAACCAAATCATCTGCATTAACACCGACTTGAACTACAACTGATTCTAATAATTTATCTAATACCACACCTTTATTAATTAAGTTACTATCTGCTAAAATATCTTCTTCTCTTGCAGTAAGGTATTTAATTTCTAATGTACCTTTACTCAATGGATTACTTTCCGCATATACCTTACCTTCTGATGGTAATGATATAACTTGTGTTGGGAAATTAAATGTTGATGTTGTTGTTTGAGGTTGTGTTTGAACGGGTGTTCCACCTCTTTGGATGTTTATGTTTTCTTCCATAATAACTTTTTGTTTTGTTTTATATAACTATTTGTTTTTTTAATTTTTAATCTTCACCACCTAAATCAAAATGGTCTTCCCACTCTTTTACCGATTTTGCTTTTCTTTTTTTAAAATTATTTTTTTTATGAGTTGTAATATTAGTTGGTTGATAGGTTGTATAACTCCAATTAGAACCACTGGGATATCCGTATGTAGTTGATGTACTTCCAAATCCAAATTGTGGATTAGCTATTGTAATAGAACCACTACCAGGTGTTGTTGTAATCGTTGTACCATTGGTATCTCCACAATTTATTTTATATGGGTTGTATGGGTCATATGGTTGGATAAATGGTAATGTTTGTATTGGTGCAGTGTTTGGAACTCCAAATGGAAATCCTATTGGTGTTTCATCTTTAACCTCTGCTAATTTATCTTTTAATAAATCCCATTGTTTTGGAGTAATGTTGTATTCATGTACCCCATCTGTAAATCCTTTTAACCAAAGTGTAAATTCTTTTGATGTCATAACTATATATTTGTATATATAAATATAACGAAAATAAAAAAGGGAAACAAATAATGTCTCCCTTTTCTTTTATATTTTTCTTTAGATTAGAATTCTAAGATTGCGTAATCGTAAGTTAAAGTTAATGATATCATAACTGGATCGTTTGAACTCCAATCTACATCACCAAACTCTGCCGAAGAAATAAAAGCACCAACAATTTTCCATTGTTCTACTTTATCACCCACAGGTCCTAACATATAGAAATCAATATTCTTTTTATAGAAATCTGCATATCCATCTCTACCAGTGATAGATTCGTGTCCACTTCTAATCCATTCCATTACTGATTGTGCGCCACTCGGTACAATTGGGTCATATAGAGTGATAGTGATATCAGTCCAATTTGATTTACCCTTAATCTTTCTTTTTAAATTGATATGGTCTAATTCTACAACTTCACTTTCTAACTTAGGTCTGTTTGCTGTTTTAATCATGAATGATGGAATACCATCGATTTCCATGATGAAACGATTTGCTAACTTTGGTTCAAAGTTTGTATAAAATATCTTATCAAATGATAATACGTCAGCCATTGTTTATTTCTCCTTTACTTATTATAAGTATATCTTTTTTTAATTATGCGTTAAAAGTTGCCCCAGTTGGTAAAACATTGAAATCAATTTGAATGAATTCTGCAGTTTTAGTTGGTTGTAAGAATATTGCACCTTTTAAGATGTTTCTATCGATTACGTCTGGAGTGTTGTTTGTTTCATCCATTACAACTTTGAATGCGTATAAACCTTGTCTTTGTTGAATGTTCTCTAAATAAGGGTTAACTGTATTTAAGAATTTAGTTCTTGTATCTGTTGTGTTTTGTTCAAATATTAAATATCTACTAGTTGAAGCAATATACTTCTTAACTGTGATAAGTAATCTTCTAACATTAATTCTATCTAATGCTGATGGTCTAGCTTGTAAGGTTTTTTGTCCAAATGCTACGATACCTTGTCCAGGGAACTGAGCGATTGGATTTACTTTTCCTTCATATAAAGTATCTCTATCAGAATGAGTTAATCTATCTAATACTGCTACTGCACCGGTGATACCACCTCTATTCAAACCTGCTGGTGCGAACCACTCAGCTGATGTAGCATCGTTAGCTGCATAAACTCTAGGTAATAAAACCGAAGGTGGAACTGTTATTAATTTGTTTGTGTTTGTATCAATTGTTTTAACCCAAGGATAGTAAACCGCTGCATAGTTAGTATCTAAACTTTCTGCTACACCTACTACCGTTGCGATACCAGCACTTTGTCCTGCTGCATCCATAATATAGAATGTATCAGCTCTATTCTCACATATATCCATTGCGTATTGAGTTACATTACTATGGTCGTTATGATTAACACCAGGTAATACTAATAAGTTAATATCCCACTCATCTACATTTGATAATGCATCTAAACATTTTTTATATGCTACTGAACCACTTGCTGCAGAAGTTGATAAGTTAAATCCTTGAACATTTGTTGAACTAATATCTGCACCTTTATAAATTGGTGTTGCTGCACTCATACCATCAAATCCACCTTGAAATGCTACCGTAAATGTTCTCCATGATTGAACTGCAGCTACTGATAATCCTAAATCTGTAATTTGAGTTGCTGTTAATAATGTTAATCCAACTTGTGAATCTAAACCGAATGCAACATTTGCACCAGTCAAAGCACTTTCAGGTAATGGTTTTAAATAAATACTATTATCAGTATTTCCTTCTAAATCAATACCACTTGCATATACCGAAGAACTCAATGAAGCTGTTGTATAAGTAACTGCTGGAATTCTATTAGAAATTGTACTTGTTGTTGCGATTGGTAACGTATAAGCATCATGTCCGAATGGAACTGCTACAATTGGAGCTGCACCATCAACTTCTACTCTTACATATTTAGATTTATTTCCCCAATCACCTAATTCTGTTACCTTTCCATCAGATGCGATTGTTGTATAACTATCACCGATTACTCTACCAATAAAATTAGTTGATGATGGATCTAAATTTACATTATTAAATTGCTCTAAAATTGTTTTTCTTTTATCTGTATCGTTAAAATCTCTTACAACTATGGTGAATGTTCCGAAATCAGAACCATTGATATCACCCGCTGCTTTAACATTACTAATTGTAATTTTAAATCTTGTATTTTCTACATTACCATCAGCTAAAGTATGAAACTTAACTAAATTAAATCTACTACCACCAATCAATTGAGATTGAATCCATGGTGTAGAAGCGTAAGTTGCATCATTTGTAAAGTCTTGATTTGCAATTACTGATGCAGTTACAGTTGTATTTGCATCAAATGTAATACCATGATTCTTAAATAAACCATATACATATGCTTTTTTAGAACCAAATGGTGATGTTCCGAATACATCTTCTATATCCATATTATCCACTGGATCAACTGATGCACTATATTGTCCGATAGTTGAACCTGAAATGAAGAAATCACCACTAGTATTTGTTGTTAATGTTGTTCCAGTAAATCCTGCATTAGAAGCACTACTTGCATTAAATACAATACCAATTGATGCAGATACTGCACCACTTGTTGCTGTTAATACAATAGGAGCTGTTTCAGTATATCCACCGATACCTGCTACTCTACAAATAGTTACTAAACCTGTCTCTCTTAAATAATTTTGAGCGGTTAATTCTGTATAATATGTACCATCAGCTGCACCGAAGATATCTTCTAACTCAGATGGTGATGTTACGATTGTTGGTTTAAACGCCGGTCCTTGTTTGAAAGGTCCTACGATTGCTCCACCAATAGCTCCAACTCCTTGTGCTATGAATGATAAATCGTTTTCTCTTGTAAATACACCCGGCGATACTAATTTTTCAGCCATTTTATTTGTTCTCCTTATAAATTATGTTATAATATTCTAATATAAATATACAATATTTGTTGTAAAAATATATTATTGTTGCTCTTTTGGTATAAATTCTCCAGTTGTGGTATCTAAATCTCCATCACCATATTCCTTTTGAAGTTCACCTAAGAAAGTTTGTTCTTCTAATGCTAATCTGTCAAGCTCTGCAAACATACTTTGTTCATCTGCTTGAAGTTGTCTTTGTTGAATTTGTGTTTGTCCTATAATGAATGTTAACTCATTAAATTTACCTTTTAATTCACTTAATTTTTGTAACTGCTCTGGTTTTAGTTGTGCCATAGTTTTTTATTTTATTTGTTCTATATATAAATATATATTTTTTTACTCAAACGATATTATAATCCGTATCTTCCTTTTAAATTATTCCAAACATTTCCTATTTCAGTTGCAGTTAATGCTCTTTGATAGAAAAAGAATGAACCTAAATTACCAGTATTATTTTGCATTAAATAAATATCAGATGTTCCAGTAGTTGCTGCTGCGGTTGTTGATGCCGATGCTACTTCTGAGTTGTTATTGTATATCTTTGTTGTACCAGCACCTGTTGTAACTGCAATCATTCTCCAACCTGTTAAAGTTTGACCTGTTGCTGATGTGTTACCATTCGGTGTTGATGTAAATGCGATAGTTGTTGAACTTGCATTTAATGTATAATCAGTTCCTCTACTTAATATATTACCACCGCTTGCATTTACAAACGCTATAATAGTATATCCATTTCCAGATGTTGTATTAAAGTTTGCATTACCAGTACCACTACTATATGCTTGTTCTTTGATACCATATTTACCACTTGCAAATGTTAATGATTTTGGAGAAGTTCCGTTGAATGTTGGTGCTACTATTGCCGGATTAGAAGTTCCACCGGTTAAGTTAAAACCAGTTGAATATCCTGCTACATCATTAAAGTTTGTAGTTGAAACTGCTGTGTTATAAGATGCCGCAAATTGAGGTTCTAAATAACATACTAAATTTGTCCAAGGAATTGGTGCAGTTGCTGCTCCTTTATTATGTGAAACAAATCCATTAGCTAAATAAGTATGTGCTGAATCTACTGTGATTGTTGCAATTTCTAATGTTTTATTTACAAATTGTACTAATTCTACTAATACATCTTCTACCAATCCGGTTGCTGAATTATATTTAACTAATTTATCACCTTCTACCACATCTTCTGCTCTTGTAAATTGATAAGTTTCAGTTAATGCATCCCATACAAAGAAAGGATGTGCGTGTGTTGCTTTGATTGCACCATCATTAATAGAAACATATGAATCTGCAAATGAAAAATAAATATTACTTACTTCTGCATTTACAATTTCACCATTAGAACCCGTTGTGTTATACCACCAATACCATTCACCTTCATCATTTGCCGGAAACCATGCTGGCATATCTGTTGGTACGAATGTTTTAATCATATCACCCGCATATAAATCACCTGCTTTTACAGTCGAACCATCTGCTAATAAAATATCAGTATCGGTACTTACACATAAAACATCTGAATTGATTGAGTTATATGAATCTACTGAATAAATTGTTTTTGTACTTGCATTACCTGCTCCTCTATTTCCCGTTCCGTTTGTAGTATATCCATCATCATAATATGCAGTTAATGTTGTTGCATTACTACCACTTAATACTGAAGCTGCTAATGCTTTTGCACTAATAGAAGTTGTTGCACCATTTGTACCAATTGTAAAATATGTACTATCGTTTACAGTCACACTATAATTAGCTGCTTGTATCTTTACTCTATTATCAAATGCTAAACCTTGTCCGGTAAATGCAAATGTTAAATTTTCTGATGTACTTTCTACTATATAAGTAAATGGTTGTGTTACTGCTACATTACCATATATAAATGAACTCATTGATACAGGTGTTCCTGCCAATGCGTTTGCTGCATTTAATGAAGATGATACTAAACCACTTCTAGTTGTACCATTCCATGCTTTGTACAAATTTCCTAAACTTAAATTACTTGCTGCCATATTATTGTTTTCCTTTTAACTATTATAAATATCTAATAAACTATTAACCCATTTGTTTCTATCCGAATACTCCAACATATATTCTTTTATTTTGTTGAACCAATGTTTTTTATATTCGTAATCACTATTCTTAATCCATTGTATTGTTCCTTCAAATTCAGTTTTAGTATCTGCTCTAAAAGGATATACCCAATCTTTCATCCATTCTTTACTTAATATAGGTAGTTTTCCGTAATCAACCGCTTGAAATATTGAATATCCAAATGGTTCATAATTAAAACAACTATGTGAAATTCCCCAATCTAAACGATAAAACCAATCTAACTTACTATAATCAAACATATATCGTTTAGCTCTTTTGAAATTCACCCCATATCCCTTCTCCCACACATCATTTAGAACTTTTAGTGTTGTAAATAAATAACAATCTATATTTTCTAAATACCAAACTCTTTTTCTTGTTTCAGTTCTCGCTGCAAATCCTACTTTTGTACTATCACTACATTCTAAATTATGAGTAAAATCATAATAATTAGGAATATCAATGAACTCATACTCTGCATGCTTTGGAGTTTGAAATAATCCTATCCAAATTCGTTTCTTAGCTGATTTAATTATATTATTTTCCCATTCCGAGTCTGCTCCATAATGTTGCATACCAGGTGCTTCTGAAAATAATCCAGCTTTGAGAGACATATCAATTGAATTATGCATTACATAACTTTCAATCTTGTCCAAATTGTTTAGGATTGCTGAGTTAGGGTAATAGTGTCCGTGTAGTATGTGTATTCGCCGAGCACTATTTATAAGTTCATCGAACTTATCTTTATCATCCACTTGCCAATAAATTTCGAGGGGGAATTTCACCCCCTCAAAATCATCTGGTTTCTTTCTATGTATAAGTAGGATAGGTTTTACTTTTAAGTGAGGAACAACGTATTCTACAAAGTTATTCACCCAAACATCACTACCAGCACCTACTTTATTTCCGAAACCTGTTGTATAATATACATCATACATTTTTTATTATTTTTTTAGAGCTTCTACTTCTGCTTTTAATTCAGCTATTTGTGTTTGTTGCTCTTTAATTGCTTCTACTAATAAACCAACCATCTTAGAGTAATCGATACCTAAATATCCATCTTCTCTTTCTTTTACTACTTCTGGTAAAACTTCTTGCACTTCTTGTGCGATTAAACCAGTTGAAGGTGCGGTTTTAGTTACTTCATTTGCATCTTCATTCCATTCCCAAGTTACACCATTTAATTGTTTAACTTTATTTAATGCATCTGAAATGTTTACGATGTTATTTTTTAATCTTCTATCTGAACCTGAGAACGCTACGATATCACCCGTTGCAGATACACTTGCGAATGCTACTGCTGAGTTTGTTGCTACCGCTTGTCCAATTGAAATTGTTGGAGTTGCACCTTCACCACTATTGTTTGTGATTGTAACACCAGTTCCTTGTACTAAACTTGCAACGTAATCACCGGTTGTATCAGTTCCCAATGCTACTGAATTAGCAGCGATTGTAGTTGCAAATGATACGTTAGCTAAATCTGTTATTGTACCAGTACCTGTTACATCACCTGTTAACGTAATTGAAATATCTTTTCCTTCCAATGTTGTTACTCTACCACTTAATGCATCTGTTACAGTTTTAACTGAACCACTTATTGTTGATATAGAAGTTGCAGTTGCACTTGCTACACTTGCAGAAGTTGCAAAAGTATCGGTTACTGCTTTAACTGAACTACTCAATGAAGTTATAGAAGTTGCAGTTGCACTTGCTACACTTGCAGAAGTTGCAAACGTATCGGTTACTGCTTTAACACTTGAACTTAATGAAGTTATAGAAGTTGCCGTTGCACTTGCTACACTTGCAGAAGTTGCAAACGTATCGGTTACTGCTTTAACTGAACTACTTAATGCGGTTATTGATGTTGCTGTTGCTGATGCTACTGAACTACTTACTGCGAATCCACTTGCTGCTACCGATGCACTTAATGCTACTCTTGCTGCATTTGAAGCACTAAATTCAGTTGCTGCACTTGCAGAGTATGCCGATGCACTTTGGAATGCTCCCCATGCACTTGCACTATTTGCAGTTATATTTGTTGTTTGAGTATTATCAGTTGATGCATTTGATGCACTAAATGAAGTATACTCTGCTTTGCTTGCACTAATTGAAGTTGCTAATGAACTACTATATGATGATGCACTTTGGAATGCTCCCCATGCACTTGCACTTACAATCGTTACACTTGCATCTGTTGCAAATGTTGTATCCAATGAAGAACTAAATGCTTCTGCTGCTACTAATCTACTATCTACTGATGTACTATATAAAGATACATTTCCTATACCTGTTATTGTTGATGCACTTAATGTACCAATTAATGATATTGAACCACTAACTTTTAATGAACCAGTTACTGCGGTTACTGCTGCAGATGAAGTACCAAATGAACTATCACCTTTTGCAGTTAAACCCTGATCCATTATCATTCCGTTTCCGGTATTTGATAATGTAGAAACTACTACACCATTAGATACCATTTTGATTGAACCGGTTGAAATATATAAATCTCTGAAAAATTTATCTACCGAACCTAAATCATATGTATTACTTACTCCAGGTACAATTGAACCTGTTATATTTATATCACCATTTATGAATTGAGAACCTGTAAATTTATTTGTTTTACTATTATCGGTAGTTGCAATTCTACCATCATTTAACATCGCAGAAAATGTAATGTATCCACCAGAAATTGCACTAAATGCATGTTCGGTTAAAGTTGAAACTACTGTACTACCTTCTACAAATTTAATTGAACCAGTTGAAATATATAAATCTTTCCAAACTTTAGTTGTAGAACCCAAATCAAACGTATTAGTTGTTGATGGGATTAATGAAGAACTTAAAGATGCTACAACGTTAACAGTATCACTTACATTATCACCAATTGTAATTGCTCCACCTAATATTAAGTTACCATCAATTTTTGCGTTTCCTGTAATGTCTAATGAAGAACCCGAAATACCAGAGAATGAACCTGCACTTCCTGTTCCGGATGAACCCAATGTAATATCACCACTTGCACCACCAATTTGTAAAGTTCCTAAATCTGTATTTACATATGGTTCACCAAATGCTAACGAACCTGATTTCTGTGCGGTCGTACCACGTCTAAATTTTAATCCCATTGTTTGTTTTTGTTTGTTTTGTATTTATCATTAGAGACATTGATGTAAACTTTATTGTATTGTATAGTAATAAATATAGTATTCTTATTAAGAACCTACTTTATTTTCTAAATCTTTTATTCTTTTTTCTTGTTCTTTTACTACCTCAATTAATAAACCTATAATCTTATCATAATCAACACCTAAATATCCAGTATGTGATTCTTTTACTAATGCCGGTAATACTTTTTCAACATCTTGTGCTATCACACCATAATCATGTTTACCTGCTTTAAACATAGATTTATCGTTCCAATCAAATTCAACACCTCTTAATTGTTGTACTTTTTCAATAGGGTTAGAAATTAATTGAATGTTATCTTTTAATCTTTCATCTGATGTTGAGTATGCTACTACATCTCCTGTCACATTTAACGAACCACTTATGATTTGATTTTGTGTAAATGTATTTTCTACACCTAATTTAGCATAGGTTGTATCTGCACTTGCACTATAAGAAGTTGCTGCTGCATTACTTGCACTTATTGATGTTGCAAAACTACTACTATTATTTGTAATATTATAATTACTTGCACTTATTGATGTTGCTAATGAAGAACTATACGAAGATGCACTTTGGAATGCTCCCCATGCACTTTGAGAGTTTATAATTATTCTATTATCTACTGATGTTGAATATTCCGTTACATTACCTATACCATTTATACTACCACTAAATCCTAATGATGCGGTGATTGAACCTGTTATTAATAATGCAGTTGCACTATATTGGTCTAAACCGTTTTGTGTTAATCCAGTAAATGTAATACTATCAACAACTTGAATACTTTTAGAAGTTGCACCTTTAATTAAGATATTTCCTAAAGTACCATTTGTTTCATATTCTAATACAGGTAAAGTTGCACCTACTAATGTTGTTGCTACTAATGTATCACATGTTATTGTTCCGCTTGCACTAATATGTGTAGAGGATGTAATACTTGCAAATTTAACGGATGAACCAGTTGTTAATCCACTTGCAATTGCACTAACTTGTGTTCCTATATGTGTAAAATCAATTCCGGTTTGTCCGTTAGTATCGTTATAAGTTAATGTACTTGCACTAATTCTTGTATCAAATGAAGAACTATCTACTTTATATGAAGAACTAAATACATTTATTGTTCCACTAATTGAAGAACTATAATATATTGAAGAACTTTGTAAACTTGCACTTACTAAACTTAATGAAGAACTGAATGAGCTACTATACGAACTTGCACTTTGGAATGCTCCCCATGCTGATGCACTTGCTTCTGTTATGTTTGTATCTTGATTTGCATCTCTTGTATAAATTGATGCCGAATATGAAGATGCACTTTGGAATGCTCCCCATGCACTCTGAGAATTAATTAATACACTTTGAGTTGTATTATTAATTGTTGTATAAAAACTAGCACTATAAGATGATGCACTTTGAAATGCTCCCCATGCACTTGCGCTTACTATTGAATGAGATACACTTTGAGTAGTATCTGTAAAATATAAAGATGAACTTAGATTAGATATATCTGTTGTTGTACCTACTTGTATTTCACTTCCCTTTTTACCGGCTTTCCATATATCATTTGTTACATCCCATATTAAAGAACCGGTTTCGTTACTTGCACCAATTTTATCAGTTACTTCAATACCACCATTTACTGCTCCACCTGCATCTACTTGTATTACACTTGCAGATAAATTTATAGTTGTTGCATTAATTGTTGTAGTTGTACCTCTTACTAATAAATCACCTTGAATTGTAACGGATGAACCGGTTAATTCTATTGCAGTTTTTAAAGAAGATGTATAATTTTCAATTGAATCTAATCTACCATCAAATGAAGTGCTATCTGAATTATATTGAGAACTACTAAATGTTTGTAATAATCCTACTGATGTTGAAACACTTGCACTAAATAATGTTAATACACTTGCGGTTGATTCTACTAAATCTAATCTACTATCAAATGAACTACTATCGTTTTTATATTGTGATGAACTAAACGTTAATAAAGATGCACTTACATTATTTAAAGATTGGGAAGTTGCAATATACGAACTACTTACATTAAATAAAGATGAACTTACACTATTCAAAGATTGTGAAGTTGCATTATAAGATGATGTAATAGATGCGGTAAATGAATTAACACTACCACTATGTTGTTCTAAATTATCTAATCTAGTATCATCTGATGTTGTTGCTATTTCTAAACTATCTAATCTACTATCTACTGATGTAGAGAATGGTGTTATATCTATACCATTAACCGAACCACTTAGTGAACCAGTCAATGATGTTATATATCCATTTTTCCAATATTTTGATGTACTACCTAAATTATATTGATTTGATTGGGATGGTATTAAATCTGAACCAAAGTTTGCAACAACCGTAACCGTATCTAACGCATCACTATCACCGAATGTTAAATTACCTACAATTCTAGCATTACCACTTATAAATAAATTTCCAGATGCTGAGATATCACCACTAACTTTAAAACTTCCAGTATTACTTTCGTTTAATTTAGCGGTTGTTATTATGGTAGATATATTACTTCCAACTTCTAATGC